GATTAATTATCTAGTATAATTAAAATATAAATGAGTTAAAGGAGTTAATACCTATGAAAATGACTTTTACTAAGCTGGGGCTAAAGGCTAAGAAAATTACCACCAATTGCCCGCTTACTGACGATATTACGCTTGAAATCCGCAATTATCTTCCTGTTGATGAAAAAGCGGAATTTATTCAATTCATTGTTAATCATGCCCTTGATGACATGACCGGTTGTTTTAGTCCTGTAAGAATCGAGGTTTATTTCTCTATTGCTGTATGTAAATGGTATGCAAATATTACCTTTACAGAGAAACAAATGACAGAAGTTTCTAAGACTTACGACCTTTTGGAAGAGAATGGTGTGATTGACCAGATTATTTCTACTATTCCAGAGGATGAAATCGAGTTTATGAAAGAACTCGTAAATGATACAGTTAGCGATATTGCTAGATATAATTCTTCTGCAGCTGGCATTATTCAGGCTATGACAGCAAATGCAGGTGGATTAGATTCACAGATTACTGAAATTTTAGACAAGATTAAGAATGGTGAGAATCTAGAGACTCTGGCCGTAATCAAAGATGTGGTTGGAAAAGATTAAGTAATCTAATTAAATTCTCAGATTAAGTAGAGAATTAAAAGGCTCTTGAGGATACTAATTCTCAAGAGCCTTTATTTTGTTATATAGGTGTTAAAGGAGGAAAAGGACTATGGCAAAGCGTCTAAATTATACGATTGGCGTTGATGCTGACACTAGTAAATTAGAAGCATCACTAAACGACGCCTTTAGTAGATTAAATAGAATTGGTTCATAGGTAAATCTTACTACGGATCTAAGAAACGCTTCGCAAGCTGCATTAGAACTTTCCAGCCATTTAAATAAAGCATTTAATCAATAGACTGGAAAATTTGATTTAGTTACGTTTAACCAAAGCTTGTCTGAAAGTGGCCGTACACTTGAAAGCTATGCTAATGATTTAATTAGCATTGGCCCCACCGGCGAACAAGCGTTTTTGAAAGTTGCTACAGCGATTACGCAAGCAGAGTTACCACTGAAGCGTACAAATAAATTATTTGATCAATTATGGGTAACTATGAAGAACACAATGCGTTGGCAACTTACTTCTAGTGTGTTACATGGTTTTGTAGGTGCATTAGAGCAAGCCTATGGTTACTCTAAGGATCTAAATAGATCACTCAACGAAATTCGTATTGTAAGTGAAAAATCTGCTGATGGTATGGGTAAATTTGCTGAATAGGCAAATAAAGCGGCTAAAGCATTAAGTACAACTACTACTGACTATACTGATGCTTCTTTGATTTATTATCAGCAAGGTTTAACGGATCAAGAGGTACTTGATCGTACAGAAACCACGATTAAGATGGCTAATGTAGCTGGCACTACCGCAGAAACCGCGTCCCAGCAATTAACTGCAATTTGGAATAACTTTTATGATGGAAGTTAGAGCCTTGACCATTATGCAGATGTCATGGTTAAGTTAGGTGCTGCTACTGCATCTAGTTCTGACGAAATCTCTGAAGGTATCGAGAAGTTTGCGGCTGTAGCTAATACAGTAGGATTAAGCTATGAGTATGCTGCGTCTGCTCTTGCTACAGTTACTGCACAAACTCGTGAGAGTGCTAGTGTTGTTGGTACTGCATTTAGAACCTTGTTCTCTCGTATTCAGGGTTTGAATCAAGGAGAAACCCTTGATGACGGAACTACCTTGAATAAGTATTCTTAGGCTCTAGCAACCGTTGGTGTTCAAATTAAGGATACCAATGGAGAACTTAAAGGTATGGATGAAATCCTCGACGATCTTGGTAGTAGATGGAATACTCTTGCTCAAGATCAGAAGATTGCATTAGCTGAGACAGTTGCGGGCGTGCGTCAATGGACGCAGTTAATCGCATTGATGGATAACTGGGATTTCTTCAAAGAAAATCTAGCTATGGCGCAAAATGCAGATGGTGCTCTAGAGCAACAAGCTGAGATTTATGCAGAATCTTGGGAAGCTGCTAGAGATAGAACTAAGGCTGCCGCGGAAGATATTTATGATAGTTTAATCAACCCTGATTTTTACATTGGCGTTGATAATATGGTTACTCCATTACTATCAAGAACTGCTGATGTAATTGATGCATTGGGTGGACTTCAAGGTGTTCTAGCGGTCGTTGCTCTTGGTATGAATAAGGTTTATGGAGATAAAATCGCTCAGAGTATGAGAGATATGGCCGTAAATCTAGGAATTATTACTGGCAAAGAAGCTGAACGAGCAAGAACTTTGCAAAGTGAAGCCGTTAGTATTATCAATAATCTATCTAGTACCTATGCTGCTAATACCGCAGAGACCATGCGTTTAAATTTGCTAAGACAGGAAGTTTCTTTGCAAGGTGAAATCAACGCGCAATATGACTAGTTAGATGATCATCAGAAACAAGTTATTAGCAACGAAGAATATAAGTTAGATATTCTAAAACAAGAAACTCAAGCAACCATTGACCGTATTAGTCAATTACAGAACTCTTCTCACGAGTTATAGGATGCTATTTCTGTAAGTATTGGTACAGATGATTGGCAGACTAGATTAAGAGATGAGATTAGAGCATGGAATCAGAATCATACCGCTGGTTACCAAATCAATATTAACGTAAGAGCTAACTCTAATCTTGATAGAGTCTATCAAGAAATTATGCAACAGTTGGATCAACTTACACAAAGACGCGCTCAATTACAGCAAGTAAACGAGCAGTTTATAAGACTTGATTCCTCTAGCACTAATTATGCTCAAAGTTTGCGTGAGCTAATTGCTGTTTATGATAGTAATGTAAATACTGCTCAAATGACTACTCAGCAATTAGAAAATTACCTTAGAGGTTTAGGTACATAGGCTTTAAATACTGGTGCCGAAATTCGAGAATTAGGTAATTTACTGATTGGAATGGGTGCGGATAGACGCACAGTTACTCAATATATTGTTCAGTTGTCTCAATTGCAATCTGCTGTAATAGCCGGAGAAGATGTGCAAGATCAGTACAATCAAAAGGTACAAGAGTTTATTGCGCTTTTACAACGAGGTATTCCAACACAAAGAGACTGGGCGGCAACATTAGTACAAGTTGGAACTACACTTTCTTAGATTTCTATTGGAATAAATGGAATTAATTCTCTATTCCAGACATTTGATGAAATCTTATCTGGTGATGTAGATGCAGTAGATGCTTTTACTAAGATTTTAACTTCTTTATCAATGGTATTACCTCTTGTTGCTAATTTGACTAAGACAGTTAGAACTGAGAATGTAAAAAATGCCATTCAATTCTTGGCCACTGGCGCTGCGGCTGGAACTGGTGCAGCAGGAGTAGCAACCTTTAGTGCTGCATTATACACCTTATTACCAATTGTAGGTTTGGTTGTAGTTGGTATCTATGCTGTTGTTAAAATTATTCAAGCTTTATATGTTAGTGCAGATGAAGCTCGTGAAAAAATTCAAAAAGCGACAGAAGCTTATGAAGAACAAACTTCAGCTTTAGAGTCTCTTAATTCTGAATTAAAGACTACTAAGGATAGAATTGATGAACTAAACAGTCAAGATAGTTTAACCATTGTTGAACAGGAAGAACTTGAAAAGCTCCAACAGCAAGAAGCGTCCCTCGAAAGACAAATTAAACTGCAAGAAAAGCTTGCTCAAGATGCTCAAAAAACACAAGCAACAGAAATTGCAAAAAATTATAAGAAATCTACCAGTGATATTGCCACTGGACCAGATTTGACGCAATATCGTTCTTAGAATGAAAATAGAAATGACAACGGCGTTGAATATAGACAATGGAAAGATGATAATGAGTAGATTACTGCTGAATGGGTAACAAAAAATGCGGAAGCTATTCAAAGTGCAGAAGACAACTATAAGGCATACACTGATGCAATTGTTAGTGGGGTCATTGATTATAATCCAGATACAATCGCCGCAATGCAAGAGCAATTATCTGCAATCCGCAAGAATCTCTATTCTTCTGATGGTGAGTATGAACAAGTTGTTCTTGAGCCTATTCTTGATGATCAAGCAGTAAAGCAAGTATCTACTTAGCTCTATAATGTATTAGCAAACGGCGATATCGAAGATGCGACAAGTTTAATTTCTGATTCTATTAAGAATGAGTTAATGCTCGCAGGTGTCAGCGTAGATGAGTTTTTAACCTATCTTGATAATAGAGTAGATGAAACTAAGGCCGCTGTTGAAGAAAAGTTTTCTGACTTTAATTTCGATGAATTAACTGGCGAAGATTGGAATATCTTAGCTACTGTTAATCTCGATAATTTTGATACTGTTGAAGAATTAAAAGATTTCTTAGACAATTATAAGACTAATGATATCAATGTTGATGTTAGCGGTATTGATGAACTTAAAGATCTGCTTGATACTTTAAATGCCAGCCAAAGCGCACTTGAGACTGCATTAAAGGCTTATAAGGATCAAGAAGGCTACCTAACTATGGATTAGGTTCAAGAATTAATCAATGCAGATGAAAGTTATGCACAGTATATCGTTAAGGTTGGAGATGCCTATAAGTTAACTAATCAGTCTCTACAAGCTCTCTTAGATTCTGAGCGTCAAGAGGAACAAATTCTTGATGCAACTATTGAATCTATGAAGGATAAATATGCCGTTAATACTGACTATGTTTAGAACTATGTTAGTATGTGGGATGAGCTAGTTGACCGTGCTAGTGAAGCTGATGCGGTAGATAATTATAATTTCGCAGATCAAAATGATGTTGATAGATTCAAGGAAAGAACACAAGCTTTAAGCGAGAATGCATAGGCTTATCGAGATGGAAAGATTTCTGCGGAAGAGTATTTCTCCGCTATTAACACTAGAATTAGTAATATTAACGCTGGTTTCCAAGAGTTAAATAAAGAGATTGATGATAATATCGATCAAACTGATTTGTATGAAGCTACTCTTGTCGCAGCGACCGGATCTGTAGCTGATGGATTAGTAGATCTAAATAAGCAGTTTAAGTCTGGATCTATTAACATGGATGCGTACTATAAAGGTACTATTGCAGCAACTAAAACCTTAATTAGTGCGCAAAGTAAGCTTGATAAAAACATTACCAAGAACGCTGATGGCACCTGGGAACTTAAAGAAGGCGTCGATAGAACTACCGTTTCCGCAGAAGATTATGAACGAGCCATCTCTGACATAGCTAATCTAAATGCTTGGGAGAAGCAAGTTGCTCAAGCAGAAGATATGACCGGAGTTGTTGATAGTTTAGTAGATAATTATGATTATTTAGTGCAATATGCTGATAGCTTTGGTGCTATTGATTTCACTATTGATAATAATTTTGATACTACGACACAGCAATTCTAGGATATGTGTTCTAGTATTGGAGCCGAATTAACCAATCTTGAACAAACCAATAACGAATCTTATAAGCGTATTCTACAAGGTGTATTAGATTAGGGAATAACTTTAGCAAATGGATTAAATACCAGTTCTGCCGATTTGATGCAAGCAATGTCGACTGATGCTAATATTGCTAGTGCAGTTATCAATTCTACCATGCATGAAAGTGCAGGCACAATTACATCAGTCTCTCAGGCAGCTGGCAGTGTTATCTCTGCATTAGGAGATTTAATTTCTAATTTTGATTATGAGTTAAATTTCACTCCTTTTGTAAAATCTTGGGGCAAGTTATAGATTGAAGATTGGTTAAAAGGTAAAGCAACACTACCTTTTGAATTACCAACTTTGGGTCTAACAGTATCTGGTCAAGATAACGGAGGTTCAATTTCAAACTTTGTAAGTGCCCTTTCTGAAGCCGGTAGTTATCTATCTTCATAGGGTACTGGTTCAGGGCAAAATGGTATTTACGATTACGGTCAAGAGCCTGCAAATTTTGATCCAAATGGAGTGCTCGATCCGAATAGAGTTGGCTCTGATAATATTAGAGGTTCTAAAGGTGGCAGTAAAGGCAAAACTTATGACAAAGAGGATTTAAAGACTCTTCAAGAAGTTGAAGACCGTTACCATGAGATTAACCGAGAAATCTAGAGACAGGATGACTTGCTTGATGATTTAAGTAACACTACGGATAGAGCTTGGGGAACTGAGGCTCTTGATGGTTACGAGAATGAAATTAAGGCTCTTGAGAAGCAACAAGAACTCTATAATCAAAAGCTGAAAGAAGCGCAGAATTATTTAGTTCAAGATTCTGCCCTAGTTAAGAAATATTTTGCAGACGCGCAAATTGGCGCAGATGGTGAAATCACTAACTACGAGGATCTATTAAGAGAGAACCTTAATCTCTATAATGCTGCAGTTGAACGTTATAATCTTGCTGTTGCTGGTAAGACTTTAAGCGAAGAAGAGCATACCGCTCTTAAGAATCAGCTTGATGCAGAGAAGAAACTCTTTGAGCAGCGTCAAAAAGCACTTGAGCAATATGAAAGCACTCTCGACGTAGTTCGTGATACTACAGATAATATTCAAGAAAATGCTCGTTCTATTGCTGACAAGAAGCTTGAGGAAATCAAGTTCAAGATGGAGATTGTTCTAGATGTAAAGTCTATGAAAGACGCCGTCAGAGACTTATCTAAAGAAATTTCCGAAATGTTTGGTGATGCATTAACCCATGGCCTTGAAAGCGCTAAATTATCTGCGGGAGGCGCGCAAGCTGAGGCGGCATTACTGCCTAGCTACCAAGAGGAATGGAACTCTCTTAAAAAGCTTTATGAAAGCACTACAGATGATGCGGATAGACGAGCTATCATGGATGAAATCCAGAGTCTGCAAGGTAATATTGTGGATTCTGCGAAAGCCATTGCAGAATGGGCAAACTCTATTGAGGATATTATCCCAGATGCTGTTGATGCCGCTTCTGAGAGATTTGCAGCATTTACTGATCAGTTAGAGCATAATACTTCTGTATTAGATACTATTAAAGAACTTTATACTTTACAAGGTGTAACTTATAAGACCGCGGAAGGATTTAATCGTCTCCAGAAAAATAGCCAAGAAAAACTAAATGCTCAGTTAGCGTCTGCTAAACTGCAAAGAGGTTGGTACGAACAGGCTGCTTAGAGATTAGAGGAAGCGCAAGCAAAACTCGATTCTCTTGGTGGAGATGAGACCGATTTGCGCTACGATGCTTATAAGAAAGCAAGAGACGCATATCTAGAAGAGTTTAATAAAGCTCAAGAAGCTTATCTATCTTCTGCTCAAGAGGCAATGGAAACAGCACAAGATATGTATCTCCAGCAAATCGAGAAAGCTGTCTATGAGTTTGGTCAAGCGGTATCTAATGGTGTTGGTCTTGACTTGCTACAAGACAAGTACGATCATTATATTGAGCAAAATGAACGCTACTTTGATAAAGTAAATGAAGCATATCAAGTATCTGCTTGGTATAACAAGCTCCAGCAAGACATCGACAATACTACCAATTCTGCGCACAAGGAAAGATTAAAGGCTCTCCAAGAAGAAATTAATCAACGCAGAGAAGGCAATAAGTTATCTCAGTATGACCTTGATATTCTCAATGCTAAATATCAAGTATTACAAGCTCAGATGGCTCTTGAAGATGCTCAAAATGCTAAGAACCAAATTCAGTTAGTAAGAGATAGTCAAGGTAACTGGAACTACCAATATACTGCTAACCAAGATGATATTACCAATGCTCAGCAAAATCTTCTTGACGCAGAGAATGATTGGTATAATATCGCTAAACAACAGGTAACTGATGTAACGGGAGAGATTGTTTCCACTTGGCAAGAGTGTCAGGATAAGATTAAAGACATCTATTCTGATATGACACTCACCGACGAAGAACGCTCCGCGCAGGCGCAAGAAATCTATAAGTATTATAGCGAAAAGATTAAGTACCTCGAAGAAGAGAAACAAAACGCAATCGCTGATATGACAGAAGCAGGTAATAAGAACCTGATTGATAACGCGATTATTACTGGTGATACTATTACCGACTTAACTGGCATTACCACAGAAGAATTGAAGCAATTAGTAGCCGATTCTGGTGAAAGCATTGCCGACATTTTGATGAAAAACAGTGAACAGCTAAAAGAAATTGCGGGCAACAATACTGATCTTATCGACAAGTTCAATAATACTTATGCCAAAGATCTTGACGATATGACTCAAAATACCACGAATTTTGAGGACGAACTCCGCAAGCTATTAGATCAAGCGCAACGAGATTTTGATAACTATAAGGATAAAGTTCAAAATGTCGCCTCTGAAACTGGTACTACTCTTGATAACTTGGCGCAAGAAACTGATAAGGTTTCTGAAGCTACTGATCAATTAAGAGAGCGCGGCGATGAAGCTAAGGATACTTTGTGGAATATGATTGATGCGGCTCAAAATGCTTCTGATGGTTATTTAGAGTTAGCGCAATCCATCTGGGATACTGTTGAAGCATTGCGTGCTCTTGCTTCTCAACAAGCTCAATTTGCAGCATCTTCTTCTTCTAAAGGTAATTCTAGTAAGGGTTATGATCCAAATACCGATTATTCTGGTGTTATTATGGATGGTATTGCTAATGGATGGTTAGAATATGGAAGTAAAGAATATAAAGAATTAACAAGCCAACGTGAAAATAAAATTGATGATATGGGATTAACAGAAGAATATTTTGGAACTCGTGGCGATGCGGCAGATAACCGTTATAAAGATTCTACTTCTGTTGGCCAATATGGAAGCAAAGAAGAATGGAAGAAAAAAATGCAAGCATTAGGTGTTCCTGGATTTGCTACTGGTGGATATACTGGTATATTTGATGATGCGAAACTTGCTTTCCTTCATCAAAAGGAATTGGTGTTAAATCAAAGTGATACCGAGAATATTCTTGCAGCAGTTCAAGCTGTAAGAACTATTGGTACGGATTTGTTTAAGTCTATTGAGAAATCTCTTGACGGTAATGCAATTGCGGCAATGGCTCTTATGGGCCAGAAGCTTAATCCAGTTGCTACTACACCAATTCAAGATTCTATTGAACAAACTGTTCATATTGATAAAGTAGAGTTTCCGAACGTGACTAGCCGCACTGAAATTGAGGAAGCATTTATTAGTCTTACTAATGATGCGGCACAGTGGGCTAGAAGAAAGACTTAATAAGGAGAGCTTTTTAGCTCTCCTTATTAAAGGAGTGAAAGGAGATAAACATGAATAATATATCTGAGCAGCTATTACAAGCTATGGATATTATTACGGAAGAAAAGTTAAGATAGTTAAAATATGACAAAACTATCCAAGCCACTGTTTATTCTATTGTAGATGTAGATGCTGGAGAATACAAAGTTAGATATAACGGCAATATCTTTTCTGCATTTAGCGAGGATACTGGTAAAAGCTATTCTATTAAAGACGTGGTTTATGTCAAGGTGCCGGAGGGTAATTTTTCTAACAAGAAATTGATTACTTCTTTAGTAACTGCGAAGTCTTTATCTGACGTTTAGTTATCTGATTTAACCAATTCTGTATTTGAAGTATCTCCTACTTTTGATGCATTATATGATGGAGCTTATGATGCTTCACAAAGTTACGGAGTAATTGCGGGAACGCCAGCTGGAGAGATCGGAAGTTCTACTTATATTTTTCAAAATAGCGAAGAATATGAGTAGAATGGATATCACGGCCTATTCCAACAATACTCTAACAATTATGAATATATTCGCTTGAAAGCTTCTTTCTTAACTTAGTTTCATAATATCCATAATCAAGGTAATTATGGTATTGAAGTTGAGTTTTATACCAAGGATAATAGCAGTGTAAAGTATAGATTAGATCTCTAGAACTTTAATGGTAATCCTTATGGATTCTCAGTCTACTCTCCACAGTAGATTATCCTTAAGGCGCAGAAGAACTATTTAATGGGACTTAAATCTATTAGGCTGTTTGAAGAAGACTTTGTCTATGATAAAATTGTTAAGAATGGCATAGTTACAGATGAAGAGAATAGAACTGTTGCTAATATTTTTGTAAAAGATATCTCCCTTTAGTATGTTGATATGCAGGATTTAAGTGATACGACTTATTATCTCACGATTTCTGCCCCTAAAGGTATTACCTTTACGGATAAAGTATCTAGCTTGAATTTAGTTGGACGCTTAATTTATAATGGTGAAGATATTATGGATAGTAAGAAGTGTGTTTGTCAATGGTATGAGAGAGATTTAAGCGTGGTTGTTGGTAGCGATGAATATAGCAAGTCCGCAGGCTTCGGATGGAGAAAGATTGCCGGATAGACATCTAGTTCTCTTACTCTTGATGCAACTGATATTCTATATCAATAGAAGTATAAGTTAGTAGTCGTTTATAATGATAGTATTACTCTAACTGCGGAAATCGCTATATGGAATCGTAATGCAAGTTATGATTATTCTATTGAGCAAGTTACTGACGGAGCTGATATTAAACTACAGATTAGAAATAATGCTGATAGTGAGTCTTTGGTGGGAGATTGGTATTTGTCTTATCCAGATGATAGTTACAGCTCTGTGCCGGAAGGAGAAAAGAAGTCCGAGATTGTCGTAAGTTCTTATTTGCAATACAGTTCTGTGACTTTCTACTGCATAGTGTATAATTCTGCAGGATAGTTTATCGGAACTTTAGAACATACTATTGTGAATAGCGAAAGCGAAGATGACGTAACTATTAGTTATATCGGTGAAGATTCCTTTAGATATGATGCTAATGGCGATATTTCTATTGAAGATGCAGAGAAAGAAAGAACTCTATAGGTTAATCTAGCATGGAAAGAAGGATTCGGTACTTCTTACTTTGTGTCTTGGCTAATGAAAGATGCGAATAATAAAGAGTACGAGATTCCCACCTCTAAAGAGCTTGCTTATAGTCCTGATAACTCCATGCTTGAGAATATTTGGGTTGACAAATATAATATTTTACACTACAATATTAAGTAGAAGTATAGAGTTAATTTCAGTAATAATACAGTTATTGTAAAAATAAGAACAATTACAGAATCTATTTATCTATTTAATAAAGAGATTCTTTGCTTAAAAGATGGAGACTAGGGAACTAATGGTACTACTTATATTACCGCGATTCGTCCATGCAATTCAGATGGTGTAAAGTTAAGTGGACTACAACCTTTAAGATATAATAATGGATGGACTAATGATATTAGGGTTCGTTGTTATGTTTATAAAGATGGAGAATTGATTAATGGCAATAGTAAGTATTCTATTACCTATAAGTGGTAGGGAACAAACGTTACAGTAGAGAACAAAGAAGTAGTTACTGATTCCGTTGATCGAGTTTTAGTGCGCGGTATACTTGCGATTTCCGCGGATACACCAAGTGCGCAATTAGCTTTCTATGTGAGAGTTCAAGTTACTATTAAAGATGATAATAGCTCGGTTGATATCTACGCTTCATATCCTCTTGACGTTATCGTTGGTTCTACCTTGGCAAGTACTATTGATATTGACACTATTCCGTCTTATATCAAATATAATTCTTCTGGTTTAACCCCATCTTTCTATAGTAACGATATTAACTTCTATTATAATGACGTAGCTTATAATGATAACATTACCTCATTAAACACCAATATTCTTACTATTAAAACAGACAATGGTAAAAAGTATTTAGAACCAGCTTCTAGCTTTATCTTTGAGAATATTAAGGATAATGATTAGAGCAATATCGGTGTATTAAATCTTGCTATTCCAAATGGTAATGATAGATTAATTCATCCAATTATCATGTATCTTGATACTTATGGTAATGAAGCTATCAACGGTTGGGATGGAACAGCTCTTGATACTGGCGATGGAGAATATGTATTCGCTCCACAGGTTGGTGCAGGAACAAAAGATAGCCAAAATAGATTTACTGGCGTAGTCATGGGTAAAGATAGTGGCCAAGATAAAGTGGGTTTATATGGCTATCAGGAGGGCGTTAATACTTTCGGTTTAATGGAAGATGGTACCGCGTTCTTCGGAGCTTCTAGTGGAGGCGGCCGCATTGAAATTAACGGTAAGTCTGGTTCTATTAAAGGCGGCGGTGGAGGAAATAATTCCACTGGTATGACTATCAATTTTGCCGATCTTAATCCTGGCAATAATACTACTGCAATCAAGATAGGCGGAGGAGTTTTTGAAGTTACATATAATGGTACTTTAAAAGCAACCTCTGCGACTATTGAAGGTTAGATTTTTGCTTAGTCCGGTAAGATTGGTTGCACTAGTAGAAATAGCAATGATGGTTGGACTATTGAGAAGAATAAACTATATAGTGGAAGTGGAGCAACAAGAGTAGAACTAAATAGCGATAAAGATGAAGAGTTTGCTATTTGGGCCGGAGCTACAAGTTCAACTTCTGCAAAAGATAGCTATTTTGCAGTTTCTAAAAAAGGTTCTCTCTACGCTAAGCAAGGTAATATTGGCGGATGGATTCTTAAGAGTAAATCTCTTTCTAGCAATAACAATAAAATTGGTATGGCTAGCTCTGGTTCTTATGTATTTTGGTCTGGTGCAAATACCGGTAATCCAGGTGATACTCCAGATTTTAGCAATAGTGGTACCTACTTCTATGTTACTAATGGCGGAAAACTCTCTTGTAAGAACGCAGAAGTGCGTGGTAACATTACCGCAGATAGCCTTGAATGTGATAATGGTGAGATCGGTGGATGGACTATTAGTAGTAATTCTCTACGAGGCGGAAGCACTTATCTATATTCTAGTGGTCGAATTGTTTGTGATGACCTTAACTGTGATGGTGGTAATATCGGTGGATGGACAATTGGAGAAGATTCAATTTCTGCTAGTGGCACTATTTTACAAAGTGATGGTAACATTTATACTAGGTTAGGTAGAATTGGTCTGGTCGAAGGAGAAGATAGCCAAGGTACTACTTATAACTTTGGAATGTAGGCAACTGGCGGTAATGGAAGTGTTATCATTCAAGCGACATATGGCAATGGTAACGTAGCTCTACGTGCCGCGAATTATATTATCTTAAATGGTAATAGACTTACTTGCACAGTGCCAGCAGCTAATCAGTCTGGTATTTATGCAAGATTTGCTTAAGGAGGGATAAATAATGCCGAGTGCTTCTCTTACTTTTGTCAGTGCAAGTCGTTCTAGTGTGCGAATTAGTTATGATGGAAGTGGGTGGTATATCCCTGCTAATGAGCCTGAACACAGTTCTGGATGGTCTACTGTAACAAGTACAGATACTAAACAAGTTCAGTAGAAAACCGTCACTCAGGTAGTTTATGATGTTGCTGGTTGTACTACTACTTGGCATTGGAGTTTTAGTGGTGGTAATGGTGGTTCTAGTTCTGTTAAGACTGGAACCATTACCATTGGTGGAATGACAGCAGGATCGAGAGGTAGTGTCACAGGAAGGCTATCAGCTACAAGAAGTGCAAAACAAAAAAAAGAAGTTTATACACGCACTCGAACTCGTACTAAAACAACAGTAAAAGATGATAAAGGAAATACTACTACTAAGTATGGAGAGTGGAGCGATTGGAATGAATCGGGTCCGAGAACAACATATAGCTCTGCTAGTAGTAAGAATTTAGGTTCTGCGTCTGATACTTTAGTATTTTATACAAAACCAGCTGAGTTTTCATGGGGTAGTGGCGTAGCTACTGATAAAATTATTTAGGCGTCTGGTGGGCTTTCAGCTAATAAGTGGAATACCTTAGTTGCTAGAGTGAAATAGCGAAAAAATTGGGAGAATCAATCTGGCGGAGCTAATTATAGTGATGCGGAGGTTAGCTCTGGTGAATTAGTAACAGCCGCTAAATATAATATTTTAGCTAGAGCACTTGGCGTAAGCCAAGTGACAGCGCATACAGATAGAACTACTGGCACACTTATTACCGCTGATGTATTTATTGCATTATAGACCGCGGTTAATGCATGAGCTAAAGGAGATAACCATGTTAAATAAAGATATTGTCACGATGTATCGTGGGTTAACAAGCTTGGCTTCCGATCTGGAAACTAAGCTTCCCGCGAAGGTATCGTTTGCTATTGTTAGGAATATTAAACTTTTAACTCCTATTGTTGAAGATATTGATTTTGCTCGTCAATCAGTTGCCGCAACTTATGGAGTAGAAGTCGATGGTGGATACAGTATTCCTGAATAGCAAATAGATACAGTTAATTAGGAGTTAACTGCGATTGCGGAAACAGAAGTTGATGTTCCTATTGTTAAAGTTAAAATGTCAGATATTGAGAACTTGAATATCTCTGTTAGTATCGCAGAAGCTCTTGAGTTTATGATAGAGGAAGAGATTTAAGTCTCTTCCTCTTTTCTTTTTGCTTGGACGGATTTAATTATCTTAACCAAAGCAATTTTTATAATATATAGAGTTAGAGAAAAAGGAGGCGCGGAATATGCCAATTAGTATTTATCCGCCTACTTTATAGAGTACATAGCCTGCATTTTTAGCCACTACACCAGACTATGAAATCAAGTATACTCTATAGAAGGTGACGAGTGCTGAGACTATTAAACATATTCAAATTCGAGTAGTTGAATAGCGCTCAAATTCTAGCATTGTAAATACTTTGAAATACCCAGATAATATTATCTATAAGAATGTGGATTTGACTAAAGAGTCTAGCCCTTATGGAATTAAAATCCTAACTGCGGATTTGCGGAAATCTTGGTCACCGGGCGTGTGTTATAAGATTCAGTTACGCTTTGGATCTACTAGTTTTCCTACTGACTTAAGTTCTTTTGCTGCATGGAAGAAAGAATAGATTAACAATCAGACTTTCTCTGAGTGGTCTACCGTCATGGTTATTAAAGCTATTGCGCAACCAGAAATTTATATCGAGAATGCCGGTACTTTAAGAACAGATGTTATTGCTAGTAGGTAGACAGAGGCTAGTTTAACTCCATTATTTGTAGGAGATTATATTGATAATGCTTCTGAGGAACCGTTGGAGAAATATAAGTTTGATTTATATGATGAAACTGGAACAGAGTTAATCGAGTCATCAGACTGGATTCAAGCAGTTAGTGGTAAGAATAATTCTTACCGATTTAAGACTATGTTAACAAATAACGAGTCTTATAAAGTTTATTTCTCTATTGCAACGCGCAATGGATATGAAGCAAAAGTATCCTATGACTTCCAAGTTGTTAAAGTATATTTGGAGGCATTAGAAGGCGTGACAATGCGGGTAAATGATACAGATGTCTATTGTCGTGAAAATGGTTGTATACGAGTTTATCTAACTGCAAAAAATCCATTAACTGGATGCTATGTACTTACTCGCGCATCTGAAGAAAGTAATTATCAAGTATATGAGGACTTAAAATATTTTAATTATTTTGAAGAAACTCTTAATGATAACCTAATTTATACAGATTTTATTATCGAGAGTGGCGTCAAATATAAGTATGCTTTCTAGTATCAAAACTCTCAAGGATTGCGGAGCGCACCTTTGCAAGAAAGCGGCTCTCCTATTCCAGCGAGAAGCGTTGACTTTGAATACTCTTATCTATATAGAGACGGAGTGCAGTTGCGCTTAAAGTATAACCAAAAGCTCAGTAGTTTTAAGCATACGGTACTAGCAAGCAAGCAAGATACCCTTGGAGACCAATTCCCGCATTTAGCGAAGAATGGCTATGCTTATTATGCCGAGTTTCCAATTAGTGGTTTAATTAGCTTTTAGATGGATGAAGACTAGACTTTCTTTACTTTGGGAGCAGATGGTTATTATTATAATAATGAATTAGTAATCCCTAAAGATAAGTTTAGTGTATCTACAGCGACAAGAGGAGAGGTTGCTATTCTTTCTTATCTTGCTATTGATACTAATATTACTGATGATAATATCTTTGTAGAGCGCAAGTTTAGAGAGAAAGCGGAATAGTTCCTTAATGACTTTACCTATAAGCTCTATAAATCTCCTACTGAGGGAAATATTGTTATTGGTTTAATGAATGTATCAATGACACCTAATGCATCTCTAGGACGCATGATTTTTGAGTTCTCTGCTACTGCTTATGAGGTTCTAGAGAATACGCTCGAAAATCTTGATGAGATTGGCATTACCGATATTGGAGTTTTCACTAATGAAGTATCTACTGAAAAGCAATCTGCATTTGGTCAAATTAGTGGTATTTATTCAGAATGTCCTGATGGAAATGATATCTATGCTTTAATTAAGCAATAGGAAGAAATTGCAGTTGGTGATGGTCGATATAAACTATCTCTTGTTAGTGTTGATTCTTTTTGGATTGAGAGATATCCAACCATAGACTTTGATGGCAAGATTTACGAGTTAGAAGCAAAGAAAGCTGAACAAGAGCAAGCTGGAGAAGATACTAAAGAGACAGAGGCTGAACTCACTCGTTGGGCGGCTCTAAAAGAAGCCGCCGGTAATGCTCCATCTTCTGCGGTTAAACTTGCTGTTAATGGAACAGATATTATAGTTGCGCCAAATAGGTTATATAGCGTCAGAGAGGGTGTTAGCTCTTTAAGTATGAAATCTGTTAAATATCCTATTATTGTGAATTATGTCTGCTCTTTAACAAGAGAAAGAAACGATGAAGTTGGTGAAGTAGAATCTATTGATACTTCTCGTATTTGGGGTCAAATTTCTGGCATCTTTAGCGGAACTGATAAAGTCTTGAAGAATTATAAGTATTACTATGGGCCTGGCGAGACTCCATATCGCATCTATAGCGATTCAACTGTGGAGGAAGATAAGCTAGGTCGTATCTTAGTAGATAATACAAATTATAATGTCTATAAGACTGTCAACCTATACGATATTATAGAAGAAGAAACTCGCAAGCAGGTAGAGTTTATTTATAATATTCAAGGTGGATTTGAGCAAGATGAAGATGGTAAATGGACGAATGGAATTATTTATTATTCTTTCTCTGATATTACTTCCTTCGACATTGAAGCAGACCCACAGACTATCTTATATATTGGTCAAAAGAAAGATGGTAGCGATAAACATCCAGTCATGCTTGGTCCAACGGGCCGATATACTCTTAGCCCGATGGATGGTATGATTAAGTATATTGCTTTATAGAAACCTCAATTCGCGGTTATTAACTACAAATGTTTAACCGCGCAAACAACAATGAAGTATAGCAAAGAAAGGAGTTAATATTCATGTTTGAGTATCTTAATGACATGGATTTTCTAACCTAGTTAGATAAACTGCATATGCGAGTATAGTATGCAAAGATTATCCTCCTTTCTTTTAAGGATGAAGAACCAATTAAAGAGATTTAGGGTTCTATCACTAGTGGTAACTTGAGCGTTAATGGTTCTTCCGCAATTAGAAGAACCATTAACCTTACTATGCTTGCTTCTATTGATAATAGTAATCTTGAGGATATTGATAATGAGATTTCTATTAACAAGAAGATTAAAGTTTTAATTGGTTATGATAATCCATTAAAGTCTTATAAGAACTATGGAGATATTATTTGGTTTCCTTGCGGCTTGTTTGTTTTATCCTCTGCTAATATTAGTCGCTCTACTAGTGGTTGGAATATTTCTATCACTGGTAAAGATAAGATGTGTCTATTAGACGGAACCGCAGGTGGCACTTTGCCGGCATCAATAACCTTTCATGAAAGTCTTGTTTAGCTTGATAATGGAGACGTAGAGATTCAATATCCTACTATTTTCCAAATTATTTATGAAGCGGTAAATCACTGGGGTGGAGAAGCTATTGAGAATATTATCATTACTGACATTGATGAAGAGATTAAGATGTTAGTAAGATATATGGGAGATAAGCCAGTATATTTCTCCAATGACTACTAGAGTTTAAGTTTTGAAGCGCAAGAAGATTATCCGCATATGTTTAGTTATGGACAAGATGCTGGATATAAATATACCGATTTTACCTATCCCGGAGAGCTGGTATTAAATGCGGGAGACACGGTAGTAACCTTATTAGACAAGATTGTTAGCACTCTCGGTAATTATGAATATTTCTATAATATAGATGGTAAGTTTGTATTCCAAGAGATTAAGAACTATCTCAATACCGGTAGTCCATTATTAGAATTAAGCCCAGAAGATTATGTGCGCTCGTATAATAATGCAAAGTTTTTATACTCGCTTACCGATCTTGACACGACAACCGCGATTACCCGCAATCCTAAGTATGATAATGTGAAGAATGACTTTTATGTTTGGGGTAAGCGTAAGACTTCAACCGGCGTAGAGGTATCTATCCGTTATCATCTTGCTATTGATGATAAACCAGACATTGATCTAGCTATGTAGAATATGTGGGAAGTAAAGGATAAAAAATCTAATCTTATTGTTCGCTATGATTTTAATACTCTTGATGATTATAGTGTAGATGACTATACAGTTACCTTAGTAGGTACTCCATGCGATGAATGGAGAGAAGAGCTATATCGTCGTGCTCTTAATGCTTAGGTGTCTAATAGTGTTTATGATAATTATTATGATTCAGAGTTAATTGCAGAATGGCGTAATCTATATAACCCAATGAACAAAAACTGGGATGCTACGAATCATTGGAATCCTGATGTATTTAATGATCCAGGTTCTATTAACTTCTGGCTAGATTTTATAGATACTAGTTCTGCTCTTGGTAAGTATTCTATTAAGAATATTGGCCGCAGGACTAAAGTCGTTAATAATAATGACATAAAAACCGTATATAATAGCGAAGTTCCCGATGTTGTATTTATTGAAGGATTAGATTAGGACTTGATTGTTAAATATCAAGGAATTGGTTAGAGATTCTTTATTCTAACTAATGAATACTATGATATGTTCTCAATAAGCACTACTGGAACTAGCTGCTTTGACCAAATCCGAGAAATGATGTATTAGAACTTATGTTATAATACTACTATTTCTTTAACCTGTTTGCCGAAATATTATATAGAGCCTAATAATATAATTAGGGTTGAAGATAAAGATAGCAATATCTATGGTAACTATTAGATTACCCAATATTCTTTACCTCTCACTTATAATGGCACTATGAGTATTACTGCGACAGAAGTTTTAACACGAGTATAAGGAGGAGAGGGCGATGTCTGCTATTGGACAAATCTACTATCGTGTAGTAGATACAAGTAGCACTGGCGATGGAAAACATTATATTTCCTCTGGGATTGATATTTACAATGACATTGTAAGTGCTTCTAGTGCCAAATAGTTTACCAAAGTTGGTATTCAGGCTCCACCAGGAGCGCAAGTTGTCATGAATGCTAGCAAGACTATCATGATTGGCCGCACTGGTATTTATGAGCTTGATGAAGATATTGTTATTACAAGTATGAAGTTCGTTCGTCCTACAGTTTATATTAAAGACGAGAAAGAATCAGAAAGTAAAAAACAAGAAGGCGAGAAGATTATCAAAGAGGCTAAGGTGGCTCTTGAAGCTGCTATCGCTGCATTAGGAGAAGAGCCTACTGACCCAACTTCTGATGCTTATAAAACCTATTGGAATGGATATAATGAAGCTAATGAGACTTACATTGCTGCATTTCAAAAGGGTAGTGCAATTTTAAATCAAGGTCTAAACGGAGTTTACAAAGAAGATAAAACTGTTATTGGTGAGTTAGATAACGTAATTGTAGACTTTATTTACGATCCACTCTAGGGATAAGGAGGTATAGACATGCAATCTTTCTACGGAGGTCCTGCTGGACAGAGCTTCGAGATTAAAAAGATATTTGAGTCTTATTACGGTCCTGATGGAGCGCAAGTTGACTTAGATAAAGGATGGGCATCTCCTATCTCTGTGGGCGAATTTGTTATGGTATCTTATGGCTTGCCATCTGATGCTACATATATGACCCGCATGAATTATGACTTAAAAGCGGGAAATAAACAAAGCTTAAACTCTACTTTATGGTAGAAGGTATATGATGAATCTGCGGGCGAGGGTAGCGGCCTTAGTTATAAGCTCATTTCTTCTTGTACTGGTAATACTCCAAAGATTAGTATCACGACACCGGCAATCGTACTCCATGCAAATGAGCAACCAGATGTTGAAACTGATTTATCTAATCAAGATATGCCAGTTATTCAATTTAAGCTGCCAAGAGCGTAGGTATTGTCAATGCCGCAAGAAGCAACTATTCTAAATGCGGATGAAAAGCCAAGTGTTGTATATAACGATGATGATATTGACCACCCAACTGTGCATTTTAATATTCCGCAGTCTCAAGTAATTGATTAGGTTACAGTTGATGTGATTGGTGTTGGTGAAAAACCAAAGGTCAGACTTGATTTAACCGATATTAACCGACCTGTACTTAAATTCCAATTACCTGTAGCTTAGGAATTTTTAGATAGTAATATTCTTCACGAAGTATTAAACGCTGATGCTGAGCCAACTGTGAGTTTTGGTTATAGTGAAGAAGATACTCTCTATGAGCATCCTATTTTGACATTTTCTCTGCCTCGTAGTCAAGTAATGGCTGCACCAGAGACAGTTACTAGAGCGCCAGACTTTGAACCCAAAGTAACTAATGTTGGAACAGTTAATGCGCCTAAGTTACATTTTGATTTGCCTCGTGCGGTTAAATTCTATTATGGTAGTTTATTAGGACAAAAAACCGGTAAAACCTACACTCTTACCGATCCACTTTTCGCCAATTATGGAGTTGGAGATTACTATATCAATGAAGCCACTGGTTTCATTTATAAAGTAACTAGTAAGACAGATGATACTACTTGTGTCTTTGAATATCAAGCAAGTATTTAGCAACCACTACCAGTGATCAAAGCTAGTGCTATAGCTCCTTATATCGAAGGCGATGAGGGATTTAAACCTGCGGTTCCGCTAGTTGAAAGGACACTAACAAACGCGGAAGGTACCGAATGGCAGCTTGAATTTAAGCTCCCATAGGCTCCGAAGCCCGCAGTTTCTTCTACTTTTGTTGGTTCAACAGAGCAGGGGTCTGTCACTTCTGCTATTACTAGTAAAGACACAGTAACCTTTAGTTTCAAGATTCCAACTGGTAGTAAACTATTCGCAGGTCTTGAGATTACTGCTGATGGAGCAACTACTGCTATTGATGGCGCGAGAATCGGAGATATTTATCTCAATAGCGAGACTGGTGTTTTGTATACTTTAACCGCTAATGGATGGAAAGCTAGCGAGAAAAGTATTAAAGGTCCTGTTGGTGATGCTCTTAATATTGAAGCTGAATATCATTTAAGTGAAACCGCGGAGTTCGCTGCTAGTTTAGCCAATGGCGTCACTTATATTCAGGAACACTATTCTGGCACTATTGATTCTCATAAAATCTTTGCTATTACTTGGACCTTGCTTGGTAATGGTGGAGATGTATCTTATTGGTATTATAAGACTAATATTGGTGAGTGGGATAGAGCGTAGTTAACTGGTGGTGTTTCTAGTTTAATCGAGCAGTCTTATAAGGAAAATATTGACAATAAGACTTACTCAATCAATTATATTAACTCGCTGATTGGCGGCGATGGAGATACATCAAAAACGGCTTATTCTAAAGATTAGGTATAGAGCCTTGTTTCATGGGGATCTTTCCAAGACCTTATAGAAAAGCCTTGATTAAAGGGAGGATTTAATAATGGCTTTATTTAAGATTTATAGAGGCGAGGAAGAGCTTCTCACTCAAATCCCTATGCATGAGGGATACGCCTATTTCTGCGAGAATACAGGCAATCTGTTCATTGATATTTCTAATACTGCTGGTGGACGTGTTCAAGTTAATGCATATGCAGCTTCTATTTTGAAGAAAGATACCAAAGAGATTGACATTGATGATATCTTTCTTACTAATATGACTGCTACTGTTGCACAGGGTGGCACTGGACAGAAAACTTTAACAGTTAATGCTTTACTGCTCGGTAATGGTACTGATGCAGTTAAGATGGTGTCTATCGAGGAAGGTGCTATTGTAACTGGAGATTCTACTGATGGTATCTCTGGTTTGTTAGGTACTGGAGCATTATTCGCAGAAGTTTCTGGTGTTCCAAAGTTCGGTACTCTACCTATTAAAGCTGGTGGTACCGGTGCTACGACTGCGGCGGCCGCGAGAGCTAACTTAGATGTGTATAGTAAGAGCGAGACAGACAATAAGATGGATGAAGTAACTACCATCTCTTATACAGTTACTCTTGCTCAAGCCAACTGGGTACATTCTGGAGATACTTATACTTATTCTTATAGCAATACTAATTTGAAGTGTGGCAAGAATGGTAATGTACCTCCAATCATTTCCTGGGTTAGTAACCATGATGATTATAACAAGATTGATAGTGCACAAGCAACTGTTGGATCTGGTATTACCTTCACGGCTAGCAAGGCCATTGAGGGAGATATTGAAATCGTCATTATCGACGTAAAATAAATAAAAAAAAATAGGGGAGAACCTTTTAATTAAGGTTCTCCCCTATTTTTCGTTTTAATGGCAAACTTTGTCTTTAAGATGGTAGTGCGGAATTTCCTCGCCAAACCATTTCCAACGGAGATAGTCGTCGAGAAAGATAGCTATAAGAGCTAATCCGAACCATGCGAGTGAGAAAGGAAGACAAACCTGCCCCAATATATTGAAAGGTAAGTTTGAATAGTCCCAAATTCCTAGCTTTAGGACTAGATTCAAAATTACGCCGAATACAAATTCAAGTGAGGTAACTATTGCGGCTCCAATAGCCCCTTGTTTAATGATAGACATTTCCCAAGGTATAACCTCATTTATTTCTCCAATAAGAACGAAACAAAGTCCGCCCAAGAGAAACATTGACCAATGTATCATACCACCACTAATGAAGGTCTTAAACAAGAACTCTATAATAAAATAGAGAGAACCTCCAACAGTGAATAAGGTAAGAAACTTATTTAGTTTGGTCTGCATAATCAAGCTCTACCTGTTCTAGCTCCTCTAAAGAAGCTGCTCCATAAATAGAGATTTTATACTACTGCATTTGACGATACATTGGATATACAGCCGCAGAGATGGACATAGACAATGCAACAAGATTTTCTAATGTCCAAGGCTAGCACTCTTCGTGTCGAGCGTGCCATTCCAGAGTTGGAGATTCAATACCTGCCTGAACGGCGATCTGATATTGACTTAAGTTAAGACTAATTTCAGACTAATCCTCCATTGTAACTCCATATTCTTTTCCATCTGTCCATGTTAATGGATGAGAAGCAAGATATTCTGCGAAAAGTAGCTTGTTCTTCTCTTGCTTAAGCTCTTTGGCTTCATCTAAACTATAGCGATAAACAAAACTTTGAGTTTCATTATCGAACTTATATAGATTAGGTGTAACATTGGATGGAATTTCTTCAACCTCGATAACGCGAACTGCGTTAGGAGAGTTAATTGTATCAGCTTGGATTAAGACATAATGAGTATCACAATCAGAGCCAATAATCCCAGTGCCTTCTTCTTCTGAGCAGGCAACGACAATACCATTAGAAGATTGTAGTTTAATGTAACGAAGATTGTCGAGAATATCAACTACAATATTCCCACGATTTAATAATACATACATTACTTTATTTCAACTCCTTTGAATAATGAACGAAAATAATTATCCATATCTTGGATAATATAGAAGCTTGAACCTTTAGCGATATGTGCTCTCCAACCTTGATAAGATTTCTGAATTTCTTCAGTAGGAATTTTATCTTGTTGCCATAGAGCAGCCATTTTACGCAATTTTCTGCGCTAATGCACAATCTTTTTCTTAAAAGGTATCTAGATTACATGATTTGTAGTAGTTAGATAGAAATTCCATTTAAGATACTTAAATGGAGTGCCATGAACCCTATCTTTAGGTGCGATAGGGGTAATGCGCGAGATAGTGGTTTTCTTCTAGTTAAGAGTAAGACCTATATCTTTTAATTTCTTCTCTATCTTAGCTTTACATTCTGCTAAGTATTTGCTATCGTCACATAGAAGATAAGAATCATCCATATAGCGTCCATAATACTTAATATGTAATTCTTCTTTAATGAAATGGTCAACTTCGTTCAAAGCTAGCAATGCAAACAACTGTGATGTCTGACTTCCTAATCCAAGACTTTTAGCTTCACACTCATAATATTGGTGATGCGGCCGGAAAGACTGGATATCCGCAGATATATATTTTTTGCCTTTAGCAATATAATACTATTTACCAGGAATTGGATGCTTATCTTTTGTTAGCTTAAAAGAAAATGTATCAATTAAGTATGAGCATAATTCATAAATTTGAGGGTCTTTAATAACGCGCTTAGCAATTTCTTTAAGAGCCTCATGGTCGATAGAATCAAAGTATTTACGAATATCAATTCGTAAAGCAAAGAAATCATTTCCTAACCCATATTCTCTATGAGCCATCTATAAATGTTTCTTTGCTCTTGTTAAAGCAAAATCTATACCTCTATTTTTAAGTGTTGCACAGTTATCATAAATAAACTTAGGAGTTAATTCTGGCAATAAGCTCTATTCACATAGAGCATTTTGTACCAGTCTGTCGTTGATATGACACGCTCTTATATCTCGTGGTTTGCCTCGTTCAATGATTGAGAAACAACTAAACACAAGCTACTTGTATTCACAAGCTCGCAAATCAGCTTCTGTTTGTAAGATTGTTTCAATTCTATTCTCTTCAAAATTGATTGTACTATCTTTCCATCGAACATTTCGACAAACTCGATAAGAGGAATCATATAATGCGTCAAAACTACAAAAACGCTCGAAAGATGTCTACTACTAACTCAACTTCTTTCTCCTTATCATACAGTAATAGCGGTCACTTCGCGAGTTCCGCATCTGTAATCGTATTTATTTATCCGTCGCAGGGACGAAATAGTCAAGTTCTCCTTAGATGAAAAGGCATCTACCTATAATATACTATTTAATAATATGTTCTATTCCTTCTTAGTCCACAAGGGTGAACCAATGCATCCAGAATAAACCATAATTAGATGGACAATAATATATTCTGGGGTACTATTCTAGGTGTTGCTCGTCTGCGCTGCTTCGCAGCTTGACTTGCAACGTGATAGCTCCATCTAATCCGGCGCGAGGCCATTGCTGTTGTTGTAGTTGTTGTTGTTCGCGTTCCCGTTGTTGTTGACATTGCACACGTTGTTCGAGTTGTTGTAGTTGCGCGAGCGAAAAATACAGAACTTGACATCTTGTAAAATCATTACCGACCTCTTCTATAACTCTTTGGCTTCTAGTAGGAATGCTCGTAGATTAAATAATCTCGATTAACTCTATCCTATAAAGTTTCTTTCATAGCCTTTGTTAAACGAGCAAGATGCTCAAAAGAGCGCCGTTTCTTCTGGTTAGTCTATGCGTATTCGAAGATACAGAGATCGATTTGACGAAAGATACTGTCGCAATAAGCGATAGCCTAATTCCAATATTTCTTTCGTGCAATTAAAGTTTCCTAACTATTCAAGTAGATCTCACTAGCTTGATAGCAGGCGGCATGTATGCCTTTTCCGCATTTGATAATATCTAACCCGAACGCTTGGAAAGGTTGTCCCTCTCCAAGCAATCCAGGTTTTTTAATTTGTTTTCCAGATTCGTCAAACTCTCTAGGACGAGTTAAGACTAAAATGTAATTTACCAGTTCGCGTGATTTCTAGAGACACTCACGCTTGGATTTATGTCGATCTTTTGTTTTTACAGACAAAATTAACGCCTTCCTTTCTCATTATTTATATGAGAAAACTGGCTAACATTTTAATCTATACTGTCCCACTTTTGAAAGTTTTTAATTACCAATGACGAAAGCCGGCGCGAGGCCAGTGCTGTCGTAGTAGTTGAAGCTGCCCGCGCTCCCGGTGCTGTTGACAACGCACACGGTGCTCGAGTAGTTGTAGGTGCGCGAGCGATCCCATGGATAACCGTAACTGCTCGTGGATGTATCTCCTAAATACATGACACGCGTAGCATTGCTAGTATAATAACTATACGCAAAGTTCTTGCCTTGGGTACATTCTGCTTTACTAGTAGAGCTATTAGCAACAGATAATGGAGAATAAGAATCAAGACCAAATTCTCTTTCTGAAAGCAAGAATACTGTTTCATCATTATAAGTTACATCGCCATTACGAGAACTATCTGTAGATGGGCAAGTACCCTTACTTACAGTCTTAATAGCCGCTTTACCTGGGAAAGCATTATAGTAATTCTGACATAGACTTCTAGCGGTAGAGCCAATCCAAACTGCGTTACTACCGAAAGAGGTATATTGGGATAAGCAGTTCTTAGTCTGGAACGTAACTGTATTATTAGCATCTTGATCTACGCCGATAACTCTAATTAAGTGAGTAGTAGTACCTAAAACTGCGCTCGAAAGCGTGACAGATTTAGTTGTGCCAAGAATAGCACCGCCATTACTAGTTTTAATAGAGGCACCAGTATGAGAAGCAAGATAGTTCTTTAATCCGGCAAACCATGCTGCATCAACAGTGCCACCATCAGCGCCCCAAGACCAATATTCTGCACTAACAGTAATTGTCTTATTAGAAGGCGCAGTATAGTTAGTGCCAGCAGCGACTTTAATCGTAATAGTAGTAGCAGAAACTGGAGTGGATCCATTACCTTTAATAGTAAGCGTATTACCATTAAGAGATAAGGTCAAACCAGAAATACTAGTAGGACTATAACTAATAGCGCCATCACCTGTGCGAGTAATAGTAACAGCTACGCCGGAACTATAGTTATTACCATTAATAGCCACTGTTGTTGGGTTTACACTCAAACTACCTGTTGCTTTATTGATTGTCCAGTTGACATTGATTGCGGTGGTCGTTCCGTCCGTCCAGCGATAATTGCTTCCTGGTGTAAAGGTAGCAATATAAGTGCCAGCATTAGTTGCAGATGTTGTACCACCGATAGTCATGTAGCTAGTGTTGTAGTTATTCCAATAACTGGCGCTACTAACCGATTGCGCGCTTCCAGTATATGTAAGATTACTCTTCCACGTAGGTTTAGTTACAGACTTACGATTGACCGTGACATTAAAAGTTGCAGTTTGAGTAACTCCATTTTCTGTGTAGCTAACTGTAACTACTTGATTTCCAATAGTTGAAAAAGTTGTTGGAGAACAAGAGTAATCAGTTACAGTTTTAGTTTGAGAATCAGAATAACTAGCTGTCACTACCATACCCGCGATAGCAAGAGTATCTCCATACTCATAAGTCAACTTATTGGGTTTAGTAGTTACAGTAATCGCGGAGAGCCTATGCGTGACTGTGACTGCTAGAGTCGTAGTGCAAGTTTCTCCGCCCTCAGAGTAAGTGATGGTTACGGAAGTAGTACCATCAGTTAAGACGCTAGGGGATACAGAATATCCACTAACTTCTGCGGTTGCTAGAACCGCTTGCCCAGTACCATAAGATGCGGTAACGACCATACCGGTGCTATTGAAGCTGTCGCCCGCAAGATAGCTGGTCTTAGTAGGCTTAGTGGTGACTTCGATCTTCATAAGAACAATGCCGCTTCCTCCACCTTTTCCGCCTTGCTCAGCTAAAATACACTTAGGCAAGATTATAACCTCCTTCGTATCTAGCTCTTTTAAAAATGCCAAAAGATTTTCCGAGAAAAAGTACACTTTTTTATGGGAAAAATACTCCCAGAAACTAGATAATAAAAAATTGGGAAAAAGGTATAGAAACCCTTTTCCCTTCAAGTAGGTATCTTACCTTTTCAGATATACATAAAAAACAAGCTAAGAAAATTATTTATGATTGACCAAAGCCCAGTTAAGTGTACTTTTTAGAAGATGAAAGGAGAATTAAAGTGAGTATAAAATGTATTTTACAAGGCCAATAGACTAGCTCATTTCTAGCTTTTACTATTCCTAAAGGTCGAATGCGCGGCGATATAGATGGCGATGGTAAAATTACGGAGAATGATAGAAATCGAATAAGCGAACACTTAGGTGGTACTATAACACTAACGGGTGCTGATTCATGGTGTGCAAAGGTTACTGGTAATAATGAAATTTCCGTATCAGACCTCGTACAGTTGATGCAATACCTTGAGGGAAAAACCAATAATCTTACTGGTATTCCTACGTTTGCTGACTACTACAATAACTGGACTTATCACAAGGTAGACGACCTTACTGGTTACTGGACGGCAGAAGTTGTAATCAATGGATTAAAAACAACAAGTGATGCAATAGTAAATATTAGCAATGACGAAGGTATCTTTTATAAGAGTGAATTAAGCGATGGCGCTATTAGCTTCTACGCTACTCGTCCTCCAATTGCAGAAGTTCCTGCTACTATTACTTTTAAACCTGGCACTGGCGTAATAACAACTTCCTATGAATCTGCTAAATTTCATGCGGCTACACATAGTAAGGATGGAGCAGATCCTATTATACCAGAATCTATTGGAGCGCTTTCTCTTTCTGGTGGAACAATGACTGGTTCTTTAATCCTAAAGGATAATCCTGCGAAAGATTTAGAAGCTGCAACTAAGCAATATGTAGATAATCATACTTCTGATACAGTACTTTATACGCCGCAGACGCTCAGTGACGACCAGAAAACCCAGGCCCGGACGAATATCAATGCTGCCCCAGATGGGTTTGGGTTGGGAGACATAGGTAAACTACTTACCCCGGAAGATAATCTTGATGAGGTAAAAACGAACGGGTGGTATCGTTGGGACCGTAAGGCACCGCCTCAAGGGACATTGCCCTCTGTAATCGGTCAACCTATGGATGCCACTTTGATCAGAGTTTGGGGCAATGGTGCCGTATGCTATCAAGAATCCATAAATATAACTGACGATGCTGGTCATGGATGCCTTTGCGCAAGAACTATTTACGCCTCTATCATTTACCCATGGGAATGGGTTAACCCTCTTATGCAGATTGGCGTGGAATACCGCACCACGGAGCGGTTCTGGGGAAAACCGGTATATTATAAAATCGTTGATTGTGGAAAGATCGCGGACAATAAACAAGTGGAGCACGGAATTGTGAATATGCGGGATTGCATATCTTTTCAAGGATTGCGTGGCGGTATGCCAATGCCCAGCATTTCCAACAATAATTTGTCGGACCCATGGAGCTTCTACGTTGCTGATGTTAGTCGTACAAAAATCACACTTACGTGCGGCACAAGTGCGGTAGGAGGCAACTGCCACGTAATGCTCAAATACACCAAAACCACGGACTAAGGAGGAAGGACCATGAAACTCATCAAATATCAACTTTGCACGGAGATTAACCACGGCACAGAGGATGAGCCGCAGATTGAGCAATCTCTCGCAGCAGTTACTCTCGGATGGTCAGAGGCCAATGAAGAATTGGCGAAAAAAGAAGCTTATAACGGTGAATACACCATTGAAGAAGAACCAGATACTCGACCTTTTGAAATTATTCAACAAGAAAAAATTACTAACTTATCTAATACTTGTAATCAAGCAATTATCGCAGGTATGGATGTTGAAACAACTGAAGGAACGGAGCGCTTTAGTCTTGAAGAAACTGATCAAATCAATCTATCAACTGCAGTTTCAGCAATAGAACAAGGAGCTAAGGGGTACCCCTATCATGCAGATAAAAAGTTATGTCGTATGTTTACTGCTGTAGAACTTAAAACTATTGCCGAAAAAGCTACCGCGCATAAACTATACCATACAACTCTTTGTAATCACCTTTTAATTCTAGCAAGACGCGCAACTACAACCGCGGAATTAGATAAAATTACTTATTCTGCGGATTGCCTTCCTCCTGATCTCGCGGAGAACATGAAGAAGGTTCTAACTGCGGCAGGTTACTGAATAATTTTACCAAAAAATTTGGCAAAGTTGTTAAATCAACTTTGCCAAATTTTCATTATATAATGAGGTGATAAAGGTGTTATATGGATATGCAAGGGTTTCATCAAGAGATCAAAATCTAGACCGATAGATTATTGCATTAACCGATGCAGGCGTAGATAGAGATAATATCTTCGTCGATAAACAATCAGGTAAGGACTTCAATCGTCCAGCCTACTAGGATTTAGTGAGTACAGTTCAGCCGAATGATATGATTATCATTAAGAGTATTGATAGATTAGGTCGCAACTACTCAGAGATTCTAGAGCAATGGAGTTTAATTACCAAGAGCAAGAAAGTAGATATTAAAGTATTAGATATGCCATTATTAGACACGTCATATTGTAAAGACGTTATGGGCACATTTATCTCTGATCTTGTCTTATAGGTATTATCCTTTTAGGCTGAACAAGAGAGAACCTATATTAAGCAACGATAGGCTGAAGGAATTGCGGCCGCCAAGTCTAATGGCGTCTAGTTTGGTAGACCAAGGAAACCTCTTCCCTCGAATTTCGAGGAACTATATCAGCGTTTCCGCAAGAATGAACCAATTACTAGACTCGCGAAAGAATGTCCAGAAATCTCAGAATCTACATTACGGCTCCGCTTATAGGAGAGATTTGATTTGGACAGAAAAAGATAATCAATCTTCCTTTTATTTAATATATTATATACAATAAGGAGGAATTATTATGCCAGAAATTGTGATTCAGATTATCCAGGTATGTGTTATTCCTTTGCTCGGTATTTTGACTAAATATCTCGTTGACTACTTAACTGCTAAGCGCAATGAGATTAACTCTAAGACCGATAATGAGACTGCTCAGAAGTACACTAATATGATTTATCAAACTGTTGTTGATTGCGTTATTGCAACCAATCAGACCTATGTAGATAGCTTGAAGAAATCTGGAAGCTTCGATGAAGCAGCTCAGAAGGAAGCATTTAACCGCACAATGAACGCTATTATGACTATTCTAAGTGACGATGCTAAGGAATATATTACCGAGGCTACAGGTGACTTGAATACTTATCTCACTCAGTTAATTGAGGCTGAGGTTAATAAGCGCAAATAACAAGAAAAAGGGAGCCTATTAGGCTCCCTATATTTTTTTTTCAAAAAAATTGGCAAAATTTTTGGCAAAAATGTAAAATCGTCCATAGACGATTTTCATATACTAATGAAAGTCAAGTTAAAGACAAGTCCCCTTTATTTTGTTATTCGGGTTTAATTGGTAGTTCCAATGCTAATTCGTAATATTCTTTAGCTTGACCATTTCCGCCTAATCCAGAATATATTCGATAAAACTCACTTAATTGGTCATATTGTTCTTGTGTCATATAACCCTATTTAATATAAGCTTTACAAAGCTAAACCAAACGGAATTTATAAGACGAAATAATTAGCTGCATATGACTTTTCTCAATATCTTTAGTTTCCATGATATATTTTCGGAGTTCTTCGATCTCTTTCTGAATCGGTTCAATACGAGAATCTATAGTTTTTTCTAGCTCAGTGTCTTTATTCTCTTCAAGTAATTTTTTGTAATTCTTTAACTAGCTATGTAAGTATTTACAAAAAGCTAAGGCTCCCGCTGATACTAAGCCGAAAAAAATTTCAACTAAATGTTCAGCAATAAAAGTAAACATAAAATCCTCCTTCCTTAAACCTCTCAAAAAATTTAAGAGTTAAGAAAGGAGGATTATTTTATTTAGACCGCATCCTTACCAAGCGCATTTATTCTTCTTGATATGATGGGTTCCGATACATACAGCATCCGCGATATCCTAAATAACATGGATACCATAATTCTATTCTACATAGAGTTGAGCATTCTTTTTCTATTCTGCTCTTGTTCGACCTTTAATGCCTAAAGTAGATTTCCAAGACGAGGCGAGGACTGTTGAATGAGGAATCTGGATTTCTTGCAGTAATTCTGAAACAACTCCATAAACCTCTGCCAAGACCTTAAAGGTCTAAACATTATTAGCCACATTGTTCTGTTGCTAAATATCTTCAAAGATTACTTCGTCGATATTATAATCTGCAACTAAAGTCTAAATATCCTATCGCAACTAAACTAGTCTAATATCAGTATTTGGATCATCTAAAGAAATCTTACCGTAGGACTTCAATTCACCATCTTCAAAGATAGCCCACCCGGTAACCTTTGAGGCTTGGTCGAGGGCTAACAAGCGACTCATTACTTACTTGTAGAACCGAATCCGCCTACGCGCTCGCCTGTCGCGGCATCATCATCGGTTACTCCATAAGTATGAATAATTCCTTGTCCGATCTTATCTCCACGCTTAAGTTGAATAGCAAAAGGAGAAAGATTGATAATCTGGAAGAAGATTTCGCCCTCATTGTCGGAATTATCGCAATAGTCGGCGTCGATAATACCAATACTGTTGCCGATAATCAGCCAATGTTTTAGAGGAGTAGAACTGCGGGCGCTCAGTTCGAGATACTGACCAGGCTCAAGATGACACTTCATACCAGTAGATACCAGAGGAATCTTGGCTTTAAGCTCCTTAGTAAGAGCTGCCATTTCATCAAGAGAAAGGGGATCAATGAAACCATAGAAGTCTTCATGGCGTTCTTTCTCAAATAAGTCATCCTGAATCTTGGTTCTTAGAAAATCATAGGGAGGAATTACAATGTCCTCTGCGACTACAAAATCATAACCTGCGGAATTGGCAGTTGCACGAGTCGGCAGAGGTAGATCAACATCCGCGAAGCGAGAAACTTTCTCAAATTTAACCATTATCTGTATCCTCCATATTGATAGGCATAACCCCTTCAGGGTCTTTCTCATTGTCGATAGTAATAGTAGCAGTCACAAGCTGATACTCTTCAATAATTTCGCCCTTTACCTTAATATATTTAGTAGCGTACTTAAAGGAAGTTAGCTCGCCAATACAGTTCTTGTCAAGCCACTTCCGCAGACGAAGAGCATCTTCGACAGTAGGCACGCGATACACATTCGTTGTTTTCAAAGTATACATCATTAAATACCTTCCACTTCAATTTTTTGCTTTGTATAATTACTTGTAATTAACTGTTGTCTAATTTCTTCCACAATATGGGATGGAGCATCAATCTTTACAGAAAAGATATTAGTTGCATCCGCAAGTAAACCAATATTCTTCGCAAATTCAGAGATATTGGAGTCGATTACTGTCTGCTACTGAGAATCATCTCGGCAGATATAAACACGGGATTCCGCAGAAAATGGATCGTAATGAACTACTAATACATCGTTCATACTTCAATCACCCCTTGTGTATAGTCAAACATGGCATACATGGAGCAAGTTTTATCTTGCTGAATCCAAAATTCAACCATGTCATCTTGTACTTCAATGCCTTTTAAGACGCCCAATGTTTTAGCAACATCAATCATTTCAAAAGCCATCTTCTTTACATCATGCTCTTGATTATAGGTATATACAGTGTAGTATCTACCATCTACATTTAACATCATGTAGTATTTAGAGTCATGCTCAGTTAGAAACTGTTCAAGCTTTTCAGTTGCCCTGCGGATTTCAGCTTTCGGCATCTTAGGAAGCTTGTTATAAGCAATCTAGTTCATTTCATATAATGTCATAGTAATTCTCCTTTTCTTTTATTATAATATCATAAAACTTTAGTTCTGTCAATTAGAATGGCTCCTAAAGAGTTGCCAATAAGTGCCACTATAAAGAAAGGAAACATTTCATAACAGAAAGAACCAGAAGCTATAAAATAACATAAGTCTGCAATACAGTGTTCACCGCCAAAGAGGATAAAACCCGCAACACATAATGGAACCATATATGGAGCAGAATTGCGGAAACAAGAGACAGCCGTATACATAAACATACCACATACTATTGCTTTTATCATTACTAATCCAAGCGGAAGAGCTAGTTTGGTAGCGACCAAAGGAATGGCCGTAGAGTGTGGGAAGAACAAGAGTAAGCATACTCCAATTAGGTTACCAACGAGAATTGTAGTAATATTTTGCATATCTGCGGGATTCAGATGCATAAATCCTATTGCGCCAGTATATAGTTTAAAGTTCATATTAAGAATGGTTAGAAGTCCTATAGAAAAGAGAAAGGCTCCTACTATTCCGCCGACTTGAAGATAAATATAACTAGCTATGGCAATCATCATGCCACCAAAAATAGCATTAATCAATATCATCATTTTCTAGTTCTAAGTCCTTTATATCATCTTCATTGTCTGTATCATCATAATACGCTTGACAACAACAATTAGGGTGATAAGGTGGAAGAATTGCTTCATCTACTGGCCATTCGCCTGCGTATTCTGCGCATCCACCATCACAGTCTCCGCCGCTATTCTCGATTATAACAAGTTGACTTAATTTGCCCACTTTGTTTTGCATGACTGTGTTTTTAATAATCTGAGTTTCATTTCTTAGCAACCTATCATATTTGTCAATTAAATATACCCGCATTGCTTGTTTATCTGTATATGATACTGCTTTATGCCAGTGGTCAGCGATTCTTTCATTTAAAGTTTTATTGTCTTTATTGTAGGTGAGAGATAATATATCGCTAACTTCAAAATCTTTCGTTCTAGAATAAGTCTATTTTAATTCATTTGAAGTAATGCTATAAGTCTAAGTGAGAGAATCGTAGAATAATTGTTGAGTTTTATCTAGTAGAGTCTTTGATTCTTCTAAAGCATTGCTATATGCAATAACTTGTTGAACAATTCGACTTAGGCTAGATTCTACTCCAGCCTAAATCTTATCATTCATAAGAGTAATTCCCTTTTTAATCAATTAACGCTTTTCATGGTAAACCTCGCGTAAGTTAATAATGCGCTGATTGCGGCTACCGCGCATAGGCAAGGTAATATCTCGCTCAGCTTGAATATAAGGGCCATCAATCAAGACATCCGCGGTCTTAAGGATTTCCCGCATATTGGTATCAGAAGAATGAAGAAGTTCTTCGTATTTATTACCTGTCCAAATGTAGATTTTAGTATCCGGTAGCTCTTTCTTTACTGTTGTTATAATCAAGCGAGTAAGAAATGAGTTATTCTGGCATAAAGGTTCTCCACCCATAATACATAGATTTCTATGTATCCCATTAGCTTGCAATCCAGTAATGATTGATTGTAAAGTATCTTGTGTAAACTCTCTTCCGCCATCAAAATCCCAAGTCTCAGGATTGTGGCACCCCTCACAATGGAAGGGGCACCCCTGAGTAAAGAATGATAGGCACACACCAGGCGCTGAAGAGAAGTCATTATAAATAATTCCTGCGTAACGAATAGGTCATTCCTCCAATCGACCAGCGTGTTTTACTCTATCATTTGTTTCTGCAATTTTACCTGCGTTGAATGCGGTTGTATAGTTACCAGTTAGATAGCCCGTTACTCGTCTAAGCTGTTGAATATGATGGCTTCCGCAAACAGGACAATGGTCGTTAAACTCGTCCATGAAACCACAGTCAAGACAAGTGTCATTAGGAACATTGATGGCAAAGTAGGGAATATCATGTTCCATAGCGTAATGCACTAGAGTTTCTAAAGCATCAATATTATTCTTGACGCCACTATCAAGTTCGATATAAGTGATACAACCAGCAGAAGAATATCCAGTTAATTGGCTCTCAATGTCAATCTTATCAAATGGAGACATTTCTTTCCATACAGGGACATGAATAGAGTTAGTGAAATAATCTCTATCACTTACATTGGGAATTTCTCCATACTTCTCTTTGAACTTTGTCATAGCTGTGTAACAAAGATTCTCAGCAGGAGTATAATATACACCAAAGTTTAAACTATATTGTTCCTTAAACTCTGCACATCTATCTTTAAAAAGCTGTTCAATCTGCTTTGCTAATTTCATACCTTCTGGAGTAGTATGATCTTGACCAATAAGAATTTGCAGAGTTTCCGCAAGACCAAGTTGACCAATAGCAAGAGTACCATGCTTAAGAGCACTACGAGTACTCTTACCATCATAACCTGCCATTAAGCCGTTCTCATACATGAATTTAGCGGATGCCGCGGGTTGAGAGCAGATATAATCAAAGCGTTCAATCAGCATATCTTTTGCTTCATGGATCTTCTGATCAAGTTTATAAAGGAATCTGTCAATTAAAATTTGTCTATCATTAAAAGAATAATGGCCTTTTACATCTGCATCAAAGTTAATCTTACACTCCATAGCTAAAGTAGGCATGATAATAGTTACAGGACAAATATTACCACGACCGTCTTTTGTTTGACCGTTAACTCCATCATCGTGATTTATATCCCAACCATTCGCAGTTCTACAACCCATCGTACTAAAGTATGTGCGCGGATCATTTCGATCATATCCTGCATTACCAGACCAATCAACATTAGCATAGTTAGGATAGAGTCTAGTTGCAGTAGATCTTAGGGCCAGTCTGAACAAATCATAGTTTGGATCGCCTGGCTTTTGATTGATGCCTTTCATGCATTGGAAGATACCGCAAGGGAAGATAGAAGTTTTATGCAGTCTACCGAGTCCCTCGATAGAAACATCAAGCAATGCTTTTGTAACCATTCTACCTTCTGGTAGAGTGCAAGTACCATAGTTGATAGAAGTGAATGGTAATTGATTACCAGAACGAGATTGAAGAGTATTAAGATTATGATACATACCTTCTACAGCTTGATGCACTTCTTTAACAGTCATATCAAGAGCATATTGATATGCTTTATCATAAATCATATATTCATTATCTTCAATTCCAGCAGTATCTGGGATATGGTCAAAAAGCTCTTTATCGGAGATATTCTCAATATACTTTAAACCTTCAATATAGTGTTTTCTAAAACTTTTTCTTACATAAGGAACCATAGTCCAGTCAAGATGGGTAGCACTTACTCCACCAAATTGCTGTAAGGATTGAAGCTGGAAAATAACAGCAACCAACTGGAAAGCAGTATTCACAGAACCTGCGGGCCGCACGTCAGTCTGTCTAGTATTGAAACCTTTTGCGAGTAGATCATCAAAAGGAATAGAAAGACAGTTGTGCATACCAACTGCATAAGCAGATAGGTCATGGATATAAATTTCATTGTTCTCGTGATTGCGGCGAGCCATATCAGAAACGCAGTAATCTAGAGCGTATCTCTTCATTTGCAAGTCAGAGCCTGCACCAACTCGACCGCCAAAAGACATTTCATCGACATTAGCGTTCTAATTCTCAATGGCTGTACCGTTAATCTTCTCAGAGAAAGCCTTAATAAAATCGTCTCTACCAGAGCGCGCAACTTCTCGCTTATAGCGATAACGAATATAGGTTTTAGCTACATCCTTGCGTTCAGACCGCATGAGGAAGTCTTCAACCATGTCTTGAATTTCCTCAACAGAGATAATTTTATCTGCGGTTTTTGCACTATACTTAATTTCATCAGCAATATCATTTGCTGTATCTTCTTCATATAAAGTGCCATCAACTTCGATAAAAGCCTTATTGATGGCGTTAACGATTCTTTGCTTATCAAATGGTACAAGGATACCATTTCTCTTTTTCACTTGTAGCAATCAAAACACTCCCTTGTATTATTTTTATGAACGGATACTATATCTGGTGTTTTTGATAAGCAAATTTAACAAAATTGCCCAGTTATAAGATCGACAGCACGAAGTAAATCGCCTGCATCTTGATTTTTAATTACTTGATAATCAATATCCTCTAAATCTTCAAAATCTTGTTCATCTGTCGAGAATCGTCTAATAATCTCCTTAATATCAGGATCCTCTTCTCTATTCAACTGCCTGATTAGACGTTCTTTATCGCTAGTCCGCACATAATAGGCAGTTAAGTCTACGAGTTTATCTTCCATAAGGCATCTAATACCTTGAGGGTTAAAGACGCCCACATTGATTTTATCTTTTGATAAACTAGATAAAGCAGTCCCATAATGCCAGTCATTAAATTCAGTTGCTTCTAGCATATCGCCATTAAGGACTTTCTCTGTGAATTGGTCAATTGTTAAGAAGTGATAATTTACTCCCTCTCGTTCTCCTTCGCGAGGAGGACGAGTAGTACAGCTCACAATCTCATTAAATTTATTAGGATCTACTTTAACGAGAGCGCGAAGGATTGTATCCTTCCCGCTCCCGGCTTTACCAAACAAAGCGATGACTTTGACTTTATTCATCTTCTTCTTCCTCCCCAGTTGCTCTCTCGCTTCTTAAAACAAGAGAACCATCAGCAGTCACTTCATCAATATGATACAGTTGGTGACCATTAGAACTTGCATACTTCTTAGTTACAAATTCATCGCCTCTGCGGATACCTTGCACCATAATCATATTGCCACGGTTGAACCAAGACTTTTCAATGACAGTTTTAGTTCCATCACTATTCTTGCGGAAGGTCTGCTTATCGAACAAAGCGAAATACTCCTGTCTGAACTTAACAGATACCACACCTGTTGTTGTGAGTAGATATACAACGCTCTTAGTCTTATTTTTTGCAATACAAGTTCCGCAAATTCTACTGAGCTTATAGATTGGAATAATAGATGCGCCTTTCTTGAAAGTCTTTTCAATAATTGGCTCTTCAGGTAGAGAGAAGAAGTCTACTAAACCATACTTCTGAGTATTTACATCGCTCAATTCATGGTCATGGTAATAAAAGCACAGGACTTCCATTTCCCAAGAGGAGATATTTCCTTTAGCATATTTTTCCCAATCTTGCATGAAGATTCGAGTATTCAGTTCATCAAGAATACTATCTTTATTCTCTTTAATCCAATCTCTAAATATATCCATTTCCTTCTGATAGAAGTTATCCCAATCTTTAACATTGAATAAGAACATATCATTCTCGTTAATGATACCTTCTTCAATTCCGCCTACCTGCGTACTAAGTTCATAGATGAAGTCAACCGCTCGTTCATCCAACTTATAATATGTCCCATCGTACTTACATTCTGCTTTTAGATACCGATTGAACTCATAGATTCGACGCGCAAGAACTTGTTCTTCTGTATTTTCGGGTAAAAGACCATAGCGGATAAGACCTGGCATATTCTGTAGAGTTAAACGCTTCTTTCTATCGCAAGTCATCCACAAATATTGTACCATAGCTTCTTTACGATCGCAGAACTGATCAAAAGCCCCGCCCTTAATAAGAGCAATCATAGCTTGCTTATTAGGCGTTACTCTATAATAAAAATCAACCATAGATACATATGGACGATTTGCAATAATCTCTTTAATCAAATCATTGTTGACATTAGTTAAACCCTTTAGACCAAACAAGATTTGATTGTTCTCTGCGTCGGGCTTAAATCCAAGTGCAGAATGGTTAATATCAACAAGAGATACCTTAATACCCTTGTTACGAATTTCACCAATAGCCTTTGCTAACTTTGTATAGTCAGATTGCTCGCCTTCATCTTCATCAATAGCACCGCTATTAACGATTAGGTACGCAGTATTCCAATACACAGGATTGAAATGAGTGGCGAGATAAAGAGTTTGCATACCAACAAAGCTATAAGCAAGAGCATGGATTACAGAGAATGAATAACCCATCTGCGGGCCGAGGCCAAACTTCCAGACATATTTACCCAATGTCTCTGACTTTGCAGTATCCAAAACCTTTTGGTGAAGTTCTGGAATCTTATTCATCTGCTTCTTACCAACAATCTTTCTTGCGGCGTTTGCTTCAGCCAGACTAAAGTTGCAAATATCGGGGTCCCGCAGCATCTTCATTAACTGCTCCTGAGAAGGAGGTACACCATAAGATGATAAGAAGTAAGGCTCCAAAGTCTTTTGCTCTTGTTTCGTCAGACCATTATTATCCATCTCTTGATACCACAAAGAAATATTATTCTTATATCTGACATACTTTTCCATCGGAGTTTCTGCGCCCGGCTCAGAAGCCATAAGACGCATTAGACCATTTGCGTCCGCCATTTCGAGAGGATTATGCGGACGGATTTTCTTGGCCGCTTGTGCACCAACTGCACTATCGAACTGGAAGCAACCAATTACATCACCATTTGCCAGAGCAGTCCACATAGCTTCATCATCCTGCGGAAGAACAGATGGATGTAGATATTTATTATAAACCTCTCTAAGAGTTAAGTCTTTCTCAATAACTCCATCAGCTTGAAGAAGCTCAATAGTCTGAATGATAATATCCTGTACGCTTGTTAACAGGAAGTCATATTTCACAGAACCTGCGGCTTCCTGGTCATGTAGATCCCACTGGGTAATCAATGCGCCCTTTGGGGTACGCATGACTGCGGCAGAATCATAGATATTTTCATCAAAGAGAATAACACCAGATGCATGACTACTTCTCTTATTCACCATACCTTGAATACGAACAATGATGTCTAAGAGTCCATCATACTGCGAAACCGCAGTTACAAATGCTTTAACAGGCTTTCTGCCTTTCTCTTGATTGCCATTGACAACATCTTCAATAGGCCACAAGAAACCACGCTCTTGAGGAATCAAAGAACTCAGATACTGTGCTTCATCAACATCAATACCATCTGGATACTCCTCAGAACGATAACCTCTACACGCAGTCAAGATTGCAGATTTTGTACCTTCTGTGCCGAAAGTGCAAACCTGAATAAGACCAAGTTCTCCTCTTTCCTTGCGGATTTCGGCGAAAATCTTCTGAATTTTAGACGGTGCTAAGTCAAGATCGATATCACCTAACTCAACACGTTCATCGTTAATATAACGCCAGAATGGTAAATCCCATTCGATAGGGTCAAGCTGAGTAATACCAAGGAGATAATGATTCAAAGCTGCACACGCAGAACCACGACCTGCGCCAACTGTACTGCCGCAATCCCAGAACAAATCTACATAGTGTTTCAATGTATTAGGATATGCAAACATACAAGTCTGCAACTTTTCACCGATAACTCTCTTTACTCTTGCTTCTTCTTCAAGTCTTTCCCAATACTCTTTCTTGTGGATAAGACCTTTCTCTTGCATCGCAATGATACACTCTTGAATCCAATATTTCTCTTGCTCATTATCGGATTCAATCAAAGAAGTGAGTACCTTATAGTCGTCACGGAAAGTATCCATCATATCTTCTGGAACTCGTGACCAATCATACTTATCATAATGAGTTACTTCTACTTCTGGAATAGACTGATGCTTCTCAAGAGAGTAAAACTCAATCTTATCCTTGATTTCATTGGAATTGTCGTAGATCCAATAAATTGTATTTAAGTCGTAGCTAGACAAAAGTAAATCTGTTGCCTCTTGCTCAGACATAAGATAAGTAAACTCATAAAATGAATCAACTTCTCTTTCTCCACCTTTGGAATTAAGATATGATTTATGCACATATCTATCTTCCTTAGTGAGATAGTGAGCATCTGTGCCAACACACATCTTTACATCAAATGCTTTAGCGATGCTAAGCATTCTCTTGTTCGCAGTAATCTGCTCTTGATTGTTTGCTGGCGCACACTCTATATAAAAATCATCTTTACCAAAGACATCAATACCGAACTCCATAAAGTCGATAATCTGCTCATGGTAACGACGCGCATTATTTTCATCGTTAGCTTTTTCGCAAGCATCAAGATTTAGAATGGATTGTCCCAATTCTCCACCGATACAAGCGGTTGTGCCAATAATATCTCCCTTAAATCTCTGCATAACCTCTTTGAGTTCAGATTTAAGGAGAGGCACTCTTTCCATTCGACGGTCATAATAACCGTTCGTCCATGCAATAGAGGATAATTCTTTCAGACCTCTATAGCCATGTTCATTCTTTGCGAGAAGAATAAAGTGATAATACTTCTGGCCCATTTCTCGCGTATCGGTCAGATAAATTTCGTTGCCCAATGCCACGGTAAACTCAGGATGAGTTTCCTGAAGTTTTTTTGCATACTTGTTGACTCTCATATGGGCACTCAACGACTCGTGGTCTGTGATTGCGATTCCTGTCAATCCAAGCTCGATAGCTTTGTCAATCAACTCTTCCGGATGATTTATACAGTCGAGAAGACGGAGATTGCTATATTCTGTATGAGCATGATTGTTGAAATAACTCATAAACTGTCTCCTTTACCTTTTATATAAATATTATAGCATAATTAAATACAAAAAGCAAGTTATCAATCTTTTAATACCAAGGTTAATTTCTGCGAAGCTCTTGTCACAGCTGTGTATAGCCATCTTGCATGGTCTGCTCTTTTTAGGACTTCTTCAAGCACTAGCACTTTATCATACTCGCTACCTTGACTCTTATGAACTGTAATACAGTAACCATAATCAAACTGCTCTGGTCGCAACTGCTTAGGAAACATTCGGAAGTTTTCTTTATTAACAGTCGCTTCTTTTGTAGTAATAAGCTTATAGTCCATCAAGAGTTCATGGAATACTTGATCACGAGGGTCTGTTTCATCAATAGTCTCTGGTGCGAAATTAATGATGCACATAGGATTAAGCCACGAATTTGGGTAGGTAGCAATCTCTTCAATTGTGCCAATAGTCCCATTAACAAGAGCATCACCTGTGGCAGTAATCTTATCCCAGTTATTCTTAAGACAAATAACTTTATCTCCAACAATAGGAGCAGGAATATCTTCGCCATATCGCATATTGCGATAATAATTATTCATAGTGTGACGAGTAATATTCTTGCCACAGAGGATTTGATCCGCCCATGTGAACATACCATCACAAAGGTCTCTCTGTCGAACTACGTTGATTTCAGAACCCTTGTAAGGTTTAATAATCTTACCAGCACGAATATCTGCGGACAGGCGGATAATCTCACTTTCTGCGGCTTGACGCATAATTTCGTCAAGGAAGATATGCGGATGGTCGAGGATGCCATTCTCCTCGCCAATAGGAGGCAACTGGCCTGGGTCGCCGCAAGCAATCACATAAACATTGTGCGATAGCAGTAACTCCCACATCTGTTTTGGTAGCATAGATACCTCATCAACTACGACAATATCGCAATCAGAATTGAGTGACTCTCTTGGAATATGAATGAAGGTGCCATCAGCTCGTTGTAAGGATTTATAGAGCAGCCGGTGCGCAGTCATCGCAGTTGGACAACCTTTATTTCTTAGCACCTGTGCGGCTTTGCCAGTATAAGCAATATAGGCCACTCGTTCAGGGTTGATATCTAGAGCAGAAATAATGAATTTAATAAGTGTTGATTTACCAGTACCAGCGTATCCAGCAATCACGGTATAGGGTTCATTTTGGTGATATCGCTCTACTGCGATTCTCAATCCTTCCTCTTGTTTACGTGTTAGTTCCATTTTCCTTCTCCTTAATCGCTGCATCTACTTTAGCTTTTAAATCATACAAATCTTCCAATCTCACGTCATAGAGCAGTCTAGTATTCATCGGTAGTGTAATTAAATCTCCATTTAGCTTATAGGAGAGTTGTTCATACAGCGAAGCTACTTCTGAAACATTCATACTAGTCATATCTACATATAAAATATTCATACCAGTTTTCCTTTCCAAAAATAGTAAACCCTATTTTAGTTTCGGCGAACGGCCGTCTAGGTTCCGGCCAGTTCGTCGATTCTTTATTTTAACTTATGAAGTAATTATATGCAGCAATAGCATTTTGCTGTCGCGTATAATAGCTCCCAGAACCGCATCTCTCATAGCATTTAGCAAATGCTAGAGCAGCGCTCTTAATGTCGGTTAAATCCAAGAAACTATTGTAATCAAAGTTTCTCTTATAAACATAACCGAATGTATCGAACTCGTACTCAATAGTATCTCGCAGATAGTCGCATTGCTCTTCTAACGAGGCTCCCCATACATTTGAGTAGGCTTTATTCCATTGACATATACCATAATATCCGTTACCAGAAATCGTGGCTTGAATGTCTAATGTGTTACCTCCAGTTTCAGCCATTATATTACCAAGAATGCCAGCGCAAACTTGGTTACTGTAGCCCAGATCTTTGAAGTAGGTCCATATATAAGTAGCTGTTGGGTACTCTTCTTCTTTTTGATGCCAATGTTCCATGAGTTGGTCATATACACTTTGATATTTCAGTCTCAAAGCATTTGCATCAGCGTGTTCTTGTTTTGCTAATACAATGACGTCATGGTCTTCACTATAGCCTAGCTATCTAGCAGCTTCAGCCATTTGATGTGCGGCGTTCATATTCGAGATTTGTTCCGCAATAAGCTCAATCAATGTATCCATATCATCAAGAGTATAACTAACAGTTTCGTTATACGGCACGGAATAAGCTTGAGCAGTGACCGCTAGGCCATAGCTACATCCGCATAAAGACAATATAATGATTAAACTTGTGATAACTTTAATAAAACGACTCATTTGATTGTTCCTCCTTTAGTAAGAGGTCGCGCAATCATTAAAAATAATATTCCTGACGATTTATAATCTCATAATTCTAGATAATAAGTTGTGGTGTTACACTATTGAAGTATTTATTTACTTCGGCCTTACCCACAAGATTAATAGTCACGCAACCGTTTTCGCTGAACAAACTATCCAGCTCCTCTTCGCTTGATTTAAACTTGATGCAAGTAACTCCGTTGGGTAATTGGATCTTCAACGTGGGGTTCCTATCTCTTGCCATGAGTGTAATCATGTCTTTTGTTACTGCAACATTTTCCACCGCGATAAGTGGTTCATCAACATTTTGGCCCCAAAGATTTTTCATGTTACCTAGTTCAAGAATTTCTTTAGGATTAAAGTTGTTTACAGAATGAATAAAATCCACTTTATAGCTTGGTGAAAATTCTATATCCTTGAGTGCATTATCGGCATATTCGAGAAAGGCATCAAAATTCTCGTCTAAGATACCGAAACCAAATGCATTAGGATGGCCTTCAGCAAGATAAACTAAACCGCTATCTCGACAAAAGCCTCTGAAATCATTTAGCTTAGATTTCTCATATCCACGTGCCGAACCGCTCCAAGCGATTTTCCCATCTTCTTCTACTTCCACTAACAATGCCACAGGCCGCTGATACTCTGCCATAAGTTTATTAGCAATTAAACCAGTAATACCTCTATCAAAAGAAGGATGTTCTAATTTAATTAACAGAATCTTATGGTCGAGGAGTTTATTATCCTCGATAATCGCTTTAACCTGTTCAACTGCGGCATCCTGATTTCTAGTCTGCCGATTCTTGACATTAGTGCAAGTCCGCAGACTTTGTTCCAACCTTGTCTCTTGTTGACCAGAGCATCCTCTCTTAGTTGAAGGAACTAAATCAAAAGCTTTCCAGTTAAGCATCGACTCAAATAATAGAGTCTTTTCAGCCATCGTTCCAACTCTTGTAATTGAGTTAATAAGCGGCACAATGTAGAAAGCCACCCCGATAGGAGTAGGGTGATCACCTAACTGATAATGGTTCTTTTCCGCCATACCTTTGATAAATGGATTTTGAATTTGGCTTAATCCAGTTTGAACCAGATAGTGTGTTTCAAAATCTCTCAAATCCATCATATCTCCAACTAAGCCAATAGCTACTATATCCAAGAATTGATCCGCTTTCTGTTGATCTGCGGGAAGCAGAGAATCAATAAATTGACATAGCTTATAAACTACACCAACACCGGAAAGCGACTTAGTAGGATAATCACAAAGCTGATTATTTACGACACAGGCGTATTCTGAAATTCTCTCAGCCTAATGGTGATCCAATACAAGAACTTCAATACCCTTATCATGAAGAGCCTTGTGAATATCGTAGTCATTAGAACTTGAATCTGGTGCAATGACCAATGATGTCTCTGGTGGAATCAACTCAGGGTTAATGCCATGAATCTTGCCATCGTGGAAACTATATGAAATATGCGATATAGTAGATGGAAATACGGCATGGATATAATTCAATAATAAAGCTGCTGAAGTATATCCATCGCAGTCGCTATCTACTTGCACATGAATATGAAAACTATCTCTACTAAGTTGATTAAAAATCATCTTAGCTGCACTCTCAATATTTTTGAGTAAAAGGGGTGATAAATTATCTGATTCTGATACATTAAGATAATGGTCAATATCTTCAAATTTAATCCCTCTATTTGTCAACACCTGTTCAATAGCGGAGTAACCGTCATGAATAGGCTTAATCAGCTAATAATCCATGATTTACCTCCTTAACCTTTTGGAATAATTCGTTCGGCTAATAACTTCTCAAAAACTTGCGGTCCTTGGTCAATAGGGCTAGCTTTATAAGGTGAAATCATAGCTTTATCGAATATAGCTGTTACTCTTATAGAGTTATTATATTTATTATAAAAATGAATAAGTTTAGCTTTTAATCGCTTAAACTCATCATCGCTAATTTCTTGGAACTGTCTATCAAGAGCAATCACAATTTCTCTCGCGCCAACTTGTTTCAACAAATCAACCTGATAGCTCGATAAGCTACTTCCGCAAATAGCGACAGAAATATCATTCTCATGCCCATAGTATGATTGATACATCAAACAAGACTTTTCGCTCTCAAAAATAATCGCTGCGTGGATTTTAGCGATATTATCTTTGCTATTGTTTAAGTTATACAGATTCATACTTAATGGATGATTGTATAATTGCTTACCAATCAATAGAGGTCTATATTTACCATATCTCTCAGCTTCATCTGCCGCTAAAGAACGACCTCTAATACCAATCAAACGATTATCAATATCAAAATGCGGAATTGTAATTTGCTCGCCACCTGGATAGTAGCCAATAAGATTTTTCTTACTTACTTCATCACTAATTCCTTCTCGCTCCCAACGAGAAATTCGAGGATAAGCAAAGCGAGTAAGAATAACTGGATCATATTCTTTTAGTTGAACCATAGGTTTCTTTTCTGGAAGCCGCAGATTGTGTTTCTTAAATATGTCCCAGTCTTTTAATTCCGATTGTTCCTCTTGTTTTTCGATACCATCAAAACCAAAGTACGATGCTATATAATCCATAGCATCGTACATTTCCCATTTCAGTTGCTTTTGATTTTTCATTACCTTGATACATAGGTCAAAGATATCAAAAGTAGGGTCAATACAGCCAGTATAGCATCTAAACAATCGAGTATTAGTGTAATAATAAAGCTTGCGGGAACCCTCGCCAGGTAGATTGTGACAAATGGTCTGGGAGATAAGCCCTCCATCTGTGTACTCAGGCTCGCCTCCCCAAGCTTCTACCAAGTCATAAATCTGCTCTAGTTCTAGTTTCTCCTTTAGCTCGTCTTTATCATAATAACGAGACATTACCCAATAATAACGAGATGAGTTACCGTACCACGCAGACCATAACTCTCATTGATAATCCCCATTACATACTGATAAGGGTTCTTCTTTGCTTCATCATCCTTACGAGTAGAAAGAATACCATCAAACTGCTTCTTAGTAATCTGATAATCAATAGCCTTAGAGTTCTTCATATTATCTTCTCCTTAATTATTATCCCATGCACTGGGTCCATCATCTACAATAACCTTAATATCTTCAATACCAACCATTTCATGATGCCAAGTGGTACAAAACTGAGGATGAATGCGACAAGTACCTAAATCCGCGGTACACCACAAGAAAACGCCCTTATAAGAGCCTCGTCTGTTCTTATAGACAGAGAGTTTAATGTTCGGTCTTTGAAGATTTGGATTTGCTTCGAGAATTGGTTCTAACTTTGCTAAGTCTTCTTCTGAAACACCTAGCAAAATCATACCTACGTCAGCTCGGTCGGCAATACTCTTAGCACCACGTAGTAAGTTCTGGTCAGGCGTTTCGCTATCTTTATAGTCACCATTCAGCTGAGTTGCTGACATGATAAAAATACCATATTTATTTGCCAAATCTTTCAGTCTTGCGGAAAGCATAAACAAGATATTATCCTCTCTCAAGCGGATACCGCCTGTCTTCTTGGTAATTTCCTCCAAGATTTTCAAAGAGGTCTGAATATAGTCGAATAAGACATACTTAACATCATGTTCTCGAATATTCTTCTTAATCTTATTCTCAACATCTTGCAAAGAGAAATCTGGTAATTCCTCAATCCAGATAGGGCTATCTTTAATAATCTTCGCCGCCTCTACGACTCGCTCGCGTTCTCCCTCAAGATACTGACCGTTAAGAATATGCTCCTCATTTACGCAAGAAAGAAAAGCCAACATCATTGTTTGAACTTCACCTTTATCTTGCTCTGTGGCAATAAAGAGTGTTGGTTGAGACGCGCCATTCTTAATCCAACCAAACTGTTCATGGTAGATACGATTACACGCAAAATTGCAGGCATCCGCGATCATACTTCTCGTTTTACCGATACCAGTAGCTGCGGACCGCAAGTAATATTTCCGCAATCTTGCTCCTCTTGTTACCGTATTGATAAGCGGTCCATAGAGAGGAATACCGACCTCTGGATGCTTCTCAAGGTCTTCGATTAACTCCATGATACCATCACCCGCTTGATACCCAAGACCTAAATCATCTTCAATATACTTACTCTTGATTTCATCAATCTTGGTATCAATCGTATTTGCAATATCAATTAGTGAAGTTGCATCTAACCAATCCTCTTGTTGCTGACGCTTCTTAGTATCAAGAAGATTATCTGCGTCATACAATCCACTTACATCTACTCCATAACTATCATAAGCTCTTAACAAAGTGAACTTTTTCAATCTACCATAGTAATAGTTAAAAGTGTCTTGTCGAGCATTTTGAGAAGCTTCTAACAGATACTCAACACCTTTATTCTTCTTAAAGATTGCATCAAACTTAGGTCTATTGGCTAGATAGTCAATAATAGCGTCGATATTAACCTGACTACCTGTCAGATGAATATTATACATACTACCGAATACAATCTTGTGGAAATCTTCTACGAAGTCCTCTTCGTGGATCATATACTTGTCTGTGTCATCGAGAATCGCGGCATTATTGAAGACACAACCGATAATCTGTGTGATAGCAGCAGTATCAACATAACTACTATTCATGTATCTTCCTCTCCTTCGTCTAAGAATGTAAATAATTGCCGCGTATGCTTCATTGGCTCTCTCTTAGGAGGAACAATGTGAATCTCCCGCACAGGCAAATTATACTTTTGAATTTCTACTCCCTTATTGCGCTCTTGAGCTTCCCATAAAGCTCTCCAATAGTCAAATGCTTTATCATATACCCAAGGAATAATACCGATACCGCCGTTAGCTTTTTCGATCGGATTACCCTTAACTTCAAAGAAAAATTTCAGCGTTTTTCTCATTCCAGAATAACTATAATTTTTTTCTTTTCTAAAGGTGTCCATCTGTTTCCTAATTTTGATTGGGATAGTGCTAACTCCAAATAATTCCTTGATATATTCTTCTAATTCACGTTTGTCTTTTTCTTCTTGAGTTTGATTTTCTTCTTCGGTCCTCGCACAAGCTACATGAGCATATCGTCTTGCGTTTGGTTTTACGAAAGGCTCGGTATTAGCATCAAACATCTGGCCGCAGTATAAGCACTTCACCATATGTTTTGCCATAATCATTACGCTCCTTTCTTTACATTTTCTATAACTATTATATCATAATTATGATAAAAAATCAAAAGGAGAGTATTCATACAAGAATACTCTCCTTTAATCTTAGCCCTTAATTAGAAGCTCCAAGTCATGAACAATAAGGTCGATTTGTTCAGCTTGCTCAGGAGTACATTCTCCGACTTTCTTTCCCCTACCAAGATACTTATCAACAATAGCGGTAATCTTACCGGCATTAGACTGATTAGCAGACATCAATTCGCCAACCAATTCTTGGAAACGAGCATTTAGTCGATCAAAATCATAAGTTACGTCTTCTGTAACTACCTGAGTAGCTTCATTAGAAATAAACTTACCACCAGTTTCCTCTGCCTGTTTGTCGATAGCTTCCGCGATTGCATTTACTAAGTTATCATAGGTAAACTCAATAGAGTTCGGGATATACTTGAAACGAGAACCAGCTACATAACGAGGAGTGCCTCTCATAAAGAGACGAGTCTAAACGCCCTCGTCAGTATTTACGGAAGTAGAATAACCGATGATGTCGCAAGTTCTCTCGCAAATCAGACGACCTCTCTTATCAAGAGTAGGAACGATTTGGTTATACTCGTTACCCTCTTCATCCTTAAATACCTTATCAGTAGAGTGGGAAATCAAAATCAGACCATAATTCAACTGAAGAATCTTGCGGATCGCCTCGTCGAATTCGGTACCAACCATGGAATAACCCTTACCATAGGGTAGATCCGCGATGGTATCAACACCTTCACGATTGCAGACATACTTCTCGCAATAGCTATAAGCAATATCTGCGGTGTCAATAACAATGGTCTGGAACTTTTCTTGTACTTCTGGAGTTTTCAGCTCTGTAAAGAGCTTCTTAAATTCGCCCCAGCTATTGATAGGCTAGGCATATACACCAGGCAACGCGTTATAACCTTTCTCAAAAGCGAGAAGAAGCGCGCCGGGAAATTTACTGGCAATCGTAGTCTTACCAGACTTAGGAGTGCCATAGAATAAAACGGAATATCCTCTTAAATCTCTTGATACTTCATGTGGTTTAAGGTCAAGCAAACTCATAATTATCTTTCTCCTTTAATTATTTTATTTATAATGAGGAAATGAAAGGGGTAGATAACTACCCCTATTTAATTAGAAGTTGTAGTCGCCCTTTGCGGGAGCCGCAGTTGCTTTAGAAGCACCACCTGCAGCCGCGTTACCACGAGAAGCCTGATACTCGTCCTGACGCTTCTTAATCTCAGCAAGATGAACCTCACGAGCGGTCATCATCTCACCCAGTTCAGAAGCTAACAAAGTATCTTCGCTATCCCACTCATAAGTCTCAGGCTGTGCCCAGTTAATCACAAAGTCACGCTGAGAAGTACGAGTTTCCTTTACAACAGCTTCACCAAATGCGCTCTCTTCCTCGGTCTTGCATACAATAGTTTTGGATACCTGAATACCCTGAACTCTGGTGAAGACAGGAGAACTAGAGGAAGCGCCGAGATTTTCGAAATAATCGAGAGCTTTTGCGGGAGCGTATGGCTCATAAACGCTAAACTCAACAGGGAGCAGAGCATTGCGGAAGTCAAACACGCAACCCTTAACAATTACCTTTTCGGGAGTTTCCTTCTCTTCATCGGCCTCAACACGACGGACATTAGTAATCACCATATCAGTGTTGAAAGTTGCACGACTCTTAGGCTCGCACAGTTCCTGTACCTGATGTACGAAACCTCCCTCGTTACGACGGACAGACACCAGATTACCATCCTTATCATACCACTCATTTAGACCAATGGCAGTATCAATACGGATCTTACCTGCGTTCTCTTTGCCGTGTTCCATTACAGAACCAATCTTGCCATCAATGATAGATTGCAGAACATTAAAGGTGTTATTAGGCTTGCCCTTAGCGGTCACCGCAGTTACATAAGTGAAATGCACCTGCACAACATTGAGCATCTCGTCATCAGTTGCCACGCTAAGAGTACCACTAATAAACTCAGTACCGGGATTCTTAGAGTTAGGACCGCTCTCCTTCATTTCCAGCTTGTGCTCGTAAACATAACCTTCGACATGGGATTCATTCTTCATTTTCTTACTCATTGTTCAAATTCTCCTTATAAGCGTTAATATCAAAATTTTTGCCCTTTTCCGTCAAGCTATAAATGACAGGATTCTGGCCATATTTATCTACAAACCCATCAGATACGAGTTTACGAATAGCTCCAGATACTTTGCGAGATGAAATAACCATTCCGTCTGCGATATCTTTTGCTTTCAAACTCGTAGCATCGCAAGTCTGTAAATACTCAAGGATTGAAAGTCCACTTTCTGTGAACATGGGTTTCTCCATACCTTGCTGTGCAAGGAGGAGATTATAGACATCTTGTACTTCATCGGGAAGTACAACTGGCTCCTTGCAATTCTGCACTAGCCAGTCGAAGTAATCAGTAAATGCTTTGTACTTATTATTCATTTAATCCATTTCCTTACCTTTTATACATATATAATAACATAAA